AAACTTAACAATACCGCTTTGTTGTATTCTTAGAGCTCTAGCGCTTGAAGAATGAATTTCGAACGCATTATCGTCACCACTTTGATGCCCTGTGTATTTGAAAATAAACCCATAAGTATCACCAGCATTGTAACGTAGTCGTAAAAAATCTAAGTTTGTATTGCCAGCGTTGACATCAATTCCACCATCAGTGGCTACTGTTACTCTACCTGTAAATGTAGGACTTGCTTTTGGAGCGAGGTGGCTGATGTCTTGGTGGTCCGTTAAGTACTCACTATGCGTATGTGAGGCCGGTGTGAACGTTGCAGGGATACCATCAAGATGATCCCAATGAGCCCTGACATATACCAGGGCATCATCGAAATCTCCTAAATCTGAATATTTCTAATTGAGTCGGCCATGAAAGACCACCTCCTAAACTACTACAGCGACAAGTTTACCTGTTGGGTAATTAGCTGCAGCAGTATTTGCATTAGCAAGACTAGAGAACACAGGGAGTGCAAAATCAAACATTTGTTTTGGAGTAACGACTCTAGTTGTGTCTGTACCTGCTTGCACTTCTGTATCTGTTGCTAATTCTACAGCACCTTTTACGCTTTGTGTTGCATAATCAATATCAAATGTTAATTGAATATCCGAACCGTCTGCTGCACCTTCTATACTTAATGGTCCTGCAGCACTCACTAATTTTAAATTTTTACCGCTAGTTATGTTTGCTTGATAACTATTTTCAGGCGCACCAATCGCCCAACTTCCATAATTGTCCATTGAGTTTGCTAAATCGTAAGCTGATTTTACAGCACTTGGTGTTGCTGCTTTTGTAGTCGAAGTAGAATCTGTAGCGGTATCTAATTGCACAATACCTTTAACCGATGTGGTAGCACTAACATAAGTATTGTTAATAATACTCCAATAGTATTGGTTAATTCCGGATCCTCCACCATCATAAACTACACGAGATAAAAAGACTAAATCCTCGCTCTCAATTGTTACAGCACCGCTACTATCGCCTTCTTCTCCATTATCCCAATGATGCTCTTCTCCTGCCGTAGCAGTTGTTGTAATTTCTGCAACGGAAGCAGTACATACGAAGTATTTTCCTGATGGTTCTTCTCCATCGTTTAAGTCAGCACTAAGCGTGACTAGTAAATCTCCTAACGATGTTCCTGCTGTAATGGTTCCTATATAACGTCTTGCTCCTAAAATCCAATCAGGAAACCATGATGCGTCAATATTGTCGTCTTCGTCAAGTAATCCAAGAATATTTTGTGGAGTAGTTACAGGCAAATACCTTGTATCGAACTCCGTTGCACTTTTTATTCTAAGTTCTATGTTTTGGTCTGTCATAAGTTTTCACTCCTTTATGATTTATTTTCTTGTTTTTTCATTACACGTTTATAAATATAAGAATTGTATCGAACACCCATATCAGAAATACCTTGTAGGGTTTTCAATAAGTCTCCATGTGCGCCAAGAAGCTCATTAAGTTCTTCTTCACGACGCTTGATGTGTTCATTTTGTTTTCTAAATGTTGCTTCTGATTGGGCCTTAATACGTTCTATTTCTTTTTCATGCTGTTCTTTCATTGCTGTTATACGTATTTGACTTTTATCAGATACATCTTCTTTTTCTAACTTTGTTTGTGCTTTATTAAGTTGTGCACTTAGTTGTGTAATATCATGGTCTTTACTTTTAATTGTCGACATTTGGCTAGTAATAATTTCAAGTAATTCCGCTTTTGTTTTTCTTTCAAGTTTATTCGTCATAATTTCCTCCTGATTATACTGCTTTAAAATACATTTCACCTTCTTTAACATCTTCTAAATCACTGTCATTATAAACAACTTTTGTAAATCCTCCAATTTCTGATAGAGCAAGTTCCATATCGAGAACGGTTGTTTTTATATTTTCATTAAGCTGATTCACATAAAGTTTAATACTTGACATTGCATAGTTGAAGTTAATGATGTCTAAATCTTTTGCTTTATAATTTGTTTCTAATACTAAATCGTTTAAATCTTTATAAGCCATTTACATCACCTCGCTGAGTACTGTCTATAGACAATACCATAATGAGATACTTCAAATCTGTGTGTTGCAGGCAGATACACTTTGAACCCCGGTAATTTCCCTAAAGCATTCACTTTTGTTTCTAGGTGAATAAACTTATACGTTGTTAAGTACTCTCCGGTGATTGTGAATCCGTCTAATTCTAATCCTGCAAACGTAATGAATTTGGTTACTGATGGAACAATGATTTTTACATTAGGATCAGCTTGTTCAACAATGTCACCATATTCATCTAACACTGCTTGAATATTTGTCGCATTCTCTAACATGATGCCATCTGTATAAGGGATAATATTGAACGCCAGCTCGACCCCTTCAAAGTTGACAATTGTTAGAATATGACGACGTACACGTTTCTTATGCAGTGAGTTTAATCCTAATCCTCCTGTATCCATAAAGGATTGTACTTTGGTGATTGCTTCTGTCTCATTGGTTTCGCGCCAACTTGAATCCTCATACACAATAGGACGAGCGTCACCTAGTTCATATCCTGTAATGTTTTCAGGAAGATAATACATAAACTCTGCCGCAGTTACGTGTGGGTCTATTAATGAGTTTTGTAATATGAGTCCAAATCCGTTTGGTCCTGATGAATGATAATCCATAATCGGAAATGCGCCAGCATAAGTATCATACATTCTAAACCTTCTGTACTCTTTTTCATATATGTACATAACCATTAACGTATCTTTTACTGTTCCTAAATTATAAGATGCTATTAAGTAAACTGTGTCATTTTTTACAATACTTCTGTAGGTAACTGTAATGTTGGCCGTCGATTCAGCAATAATCCCGTAAGCGTCTTGCAAACGCTCTTTGATATACGCACTTGGTTTACGTAAGATATCATTTACAGGAGCTGTAATAGGCATTACATAAATATCACTGCTAGACTCAACTTGATAGTTTGATCTAATAACATACCCTTTACTTTCGTGAACGAAGAATACTTCATTACCTAGACTGACAACAGTTGCTTTTTCACTAGGGTCTAACTGTACCCCCGAGTAAGCAAAGGTTTTTAACATGTTTGTATAATCCATTCCACTATGTAACATCCATATTCCATCTTCACAAAAGACATATAAATTACCTTGATGTGGGTGAACGTGAATAATTGGTGAGTCAAAAATAATTTGTCCATAAGGGAAAGGCATCGAATCTGTTGTTTCAAATTCTGTAAACTGTAAAGAATAATTCCCCATTGCTTCCCCGTAAAGGATTAAGAAACGGTCGTACACTGTAAGATGCGTTGCGTCCCAAACATTATGGTCGTCTAACATATCTTTTGCGTCTAACGTTTTTTCTCCGTTATTAAAGATAGGATAAGTTGATCCTCGGGCAATCCATTCTTCGTAACGGGCATTCATTAGAACTTCATTACCTAATCGATAAATATTTAAAGGCATATTATCTTTTAAAAATTCAACTTTTATTTTAAAGAAGTTAATTTCTAATGTAATCAAAGTATCCTGTACTACTGACTCAATTTCTTCTCTTACAGTTTCCACACTAATATGTTCTGCTCCATTAATAATGACACGCACTTCGTAGCGAAAATCAGCGTACATTGTACTTAGTGTAGTAGCACCTAAAAATTTTACATCAGTCTGGACATCATAACTTTGCTTTGTTCCTACAGGCACCTCATCTTCTATAATTTCATAAGTTGTATCGTGATAGGCAGCATCGTCTGTAGTAGGGGAAGAATTACTTCGAAAAATATTACGTAACTCAAATTCCACAGGCTTACCACGGACATTAGCAAAATTCCAAACTTTATCTCCGGCACTTTTTATGGCATCAGTTAAAGCTCCACCGAATCCCGGACTTGTACTATGGTCTGTTACATCAACCTCTGATTCATCAAAATCAACCCAATCCACTTTGTCACGCTCATCATTAGGTGTAATATATCGGAATGATGTTTTAACATACCCTGTATCTGAAATCTCAGGAAAAGCAATATAAGGGCGTATATAACAATCTTGTTTTGTTCCTACAGATTGGAGAACTTTATCACCTTTATACAAGTATACCCCTAAGATAGAAGGACGGATATACGTCTCTGCATCTGCTCCAAAGTAATCTTCATAAACATATGGATCATCATCCAAAGCATTGAAAGACATACTGTAAGGGTCTTCAATATTGAGTGTCCCTAAATGCACTTCTTTAGGCTCTTGTATCAGAATGTAGTGTTGGTTACCATCATACTGTAAAGTGATTAAACCCTTGTATTTTACTTCATCTGCTGTACGAATACGTCCTAAGAAACTTACGGCATTTTGCCAAGACATATTCGCATAAGGGAATTCAGTATGCTTATTTCTTACATGATACTCGCTGTTGCTATAATTATGTTCCAAGATTTCAACAAAATGATCTATAGAAAGATCCCAATCCAATGCAGTTTTGTCTTCATTAAAATAAGATTCAGAGCTGTAGATATAAGGATGGATTTCATTTAAAGTGTATATAGGTTTTTTAAAGTGTTTTGTATTTACATCAATACTATATTGAGGAATTGTACCACTGTAGGAATCATAACATCTGATGTCAAACTCTATGTTTGCCAATAACGTAGAGTCTGTATAGTATTCTGTAGGATATTCTGTACTATAAATACCTATTTTTTCAGTTTTAGCATATTCACTACAGATAACATAATTATCGTAAAACAAATAATTACTCTGTAAATATTTTATCTCTCCATACCCTCCTGCAAGCATATAAGAAGTTATTGCATAAAAGAATCGTTCAGGGTGGTGGTTGCCTAGATTATACCCAAAAACATGAGCTACAACACGCTGATAAGCATCATATTGAGGGGAGTTTTTATCATAAATCAAAATGTATCCATCGAAAGCATTTAGATGGGTAGTCAATTTAGATTTAGCTGTAGTTGCTCCATTATCTTCATATTCAGGAAGAACTCCGACAGATTCAAAAGCAATCTCTATTAGAGTCTTTTCTGTACTATGTATTGTCCCTGTATAATATGAACCGTCATAATAAATGTAATCTTCATTAATAAAATCGTACTCCATAAATGTTGTATGGTCAGTAGTTGTTTTATAATCTAATTCCGTCCAACCACTTAAATTTTTTATATAAAGACGTTCAGGAGATCCTGATTGAGTAGCATAAATTCCCTTAGGTAAAGGAATTAGTTCAGGCGTATCTATACCTAGTAAACGTACACGCATAGGTTCATTTCCTGCAACTGTGTGGCAGTCAAATGTATCCCCGTCTATGACCTCATCAATAACTATTTCACGTGAGCCTTCTTCTACAGTAAGTTCTTCTATTCCTCCAGCAAGGGTGATAATATGCATACCAAAAGGGTGCTGTAAGTCTATTGCATTTGCATCACTCATAGCACCACTAAGGTAGTCATCAGGGTTCACACTCTGTTCGAAGGAAACAAGAAAAGGTTTACCGTCACGTGTGACCTGCTTAATTAATTTAGAGGAAATGATTTCTTCACTAATTCCAGTATGTAAAAAACCATTAACAAAAGAGGACCTAGGTACAGCGACGTCTCCTGAACCTATGATGTCCATATTGCTAATGATTTTAGCCATTCCTTCTCGTTCCATTTCCGTTTTAAAATACATCCCATTTCTAAAGGGATAGTTTGTGAATACACGACGCGTGTCTGATGATCTGTAACTGCTTATAGGCATTATTCACCATCTCCCAAGAAATAAGGATTTGTAACATCTATATCTTCAACGCCCTCGTTTTCATCAACATCTCCATTGAAAATAGGGACTTCTGTATCTTCTAATACATAGTTGTTAAATTTCGAAATTAATTTTGTATACCATTTTGCCGCATGCATTGCTTTTAATCTAGTCACTTCTTCTGCTTCATCTTCTTCAGACAAAATGTCATAAGCGACTTGATGACAAATATAATTCCTAATGTAGGCATCAGGAATACGCGTGTACTCATTGTCTACATTATTGTTCACGAAGGTGTGATTCTCGAATTCGTCTTCCGTTCTATCGAACGCTCCTCCACTATCGTAAGAGTAAACTGCGGAGATTAAAGGCAAATGGATATTTAAATCTTCGTTTATTGTGTCTATACATGAATCAAAATATGCACTTAAGTTGTCATAACTGTGTCCACCACTACCAACAAACTTATTTACAAGTGCAACCATATCGGATATCTTCATGGATGTCCTCCTTTTAATAAAGAAGGAGGGACAAAGCCCTCCTCGTTTTATTTACTTGCATCAGCAATGTCAGAAACTTCTGCTGTATCATCGTATCCGCTACGTTCCATGAAGTCAATTTTTTGATCTTCATAGTCCAATTTGCGTTGAATGATTGGCAAAAACTTCTTATGAATCTTGTATGAACGTCCATCGATTGGAATTTGGATTACACTACCGTTTAATCCTGCTTTTAGTGCAGAACCAAAGTATTGTTTGAACACACGCGGGATACGGATAGTCGTATAGTCACTTTCGGGACTACGCGCTAACTTTTCCATAAATCGTTTGTTCTCAGTTACTTGGCGGTTGAACTCCCTATTCATCTCGTTGACGACCGCTTGGCGATCATTCATCACTCTTTGGCTCTGCGATGCTTCTCGTTTCGCTTGAGCAGGAGTCATGCGTCCACTTTCGACATTACTCATGAGTCTTTCAAACATAGGCATTACTGCTTCTAAAGTTTTCCCAACCGACTCCTGAGAGATACGAGCCATTAACTCTTCTGTCGTCTCAGGACGGGGTTCTACTTTTTTCGCAGGTGTATTTGCGCTCTGTTCTTTAATTTTTATTGTTGACTTTTCAGCCATATAATGTTACCTCCTCTACATTTTAGCCGGCTTTAATTGTCTCCACGTCGGCTTTAATTGTAGCAGTAGCTGGAGCTTGTGTAGGCACATGATAGAAGACTGAAACTGCTTCTTCACGAATTAACTTGAACCCAACAGCATTGATTTTATAACCAATTGATTGACGTTGGTTTACAGGGTCTAAGACTCCCGCAGAACCTTTTTCTTTGACAAACATCTTAACGTCACCTTCGTTTTGTACACTCAAACGAGCAAGTGCATCTTCACCCAACATGATTGCTTTATGTACAGGTAATTGTTTTGCTGAAGGTAATATAGAGTTGAGTTGTGCTTTTGAAATTTCATGAGTACTATTATCTTCTTGAGTAATTGTACCAATTTCTTCATAAGCATCGTCACCAGCAGCATCTGTATACTTGAAGTATAACGTTACTGTGTCTTCTGCACTTGTTGAATAAGTTGCTTTGTAATAAATATTTCCCGCAACTTGTGTGTATGCAGTTACTGTTTCACTAAGTGTGATGTCATCATCATCATAATCTAGTAAATCTGCAGCTGTAAAGCTCCAAATATTACGAATTGGAATCCAAGAACCGTCTGATAAACGGTTAAACGCTGCATTTTCTGCATATGCACCATCTGAATAATCAGGAAGATTTTCTTCCATTGAACGTGATGCATGTCCAAAGTCTGAAGCTGAACGATATTCATCTGCTACATAAGTGTTCAAGAAACTTGACGCTACGTTACCGTATTCATAACCGTTGTCAAATGCTAAGTAACCACGACATTTAACAGTTGATTCACCTTCAACATATTCCCCAGGGTTCCCTAGTTCATATCCATAAGCGAAGTCATCCATTTGCGTTGGGATAAATTTGATTTTGAACAAATCAGGGATTTCTCCTGTTGCATAATGAGACATACCATTACTTGTTCCTAAGAATGCTTCGATAAGCGGATCGCTCATTAAGTCCCACATATGTTCTTCAGAAGTAATAACAGGGTATACTCCACCAATAGGGCGTACTGCCAAACGGCTAAGTTTCAATGCATTTAAACGGAATAATGCTAATCCAGCAGTATCTCCAATAACCAATTCACCGATTGATGTTTTGTTGTTTGGATAAAACTCAAACGAACTTGACAACAACTCTTTACGAGCCAATCTGTGTAATGAACGTGTAGCAACGTCTCCATATTCTGAAGCCATTTCCATCACGATAGGGTCTAACAATTTGAAATCTACACGATCTGAGAATTCAGCGTAACGTGCATACTGATGATAAGCTCCTTCGATTCTTTCTTTACGAGTCTTATCTGCTCTTGGTGGAATACCTTCGAGCAATGGTACAGTATGTTCTGTTAAACCAAAGTCTTTACGGATAGTCCATTTTCCGTGACCTTTAGGAATACTGTAAGGTTTTGCATATTTTAAATAGACATAGTTCTCTTGTCCAATTTGAATTTTTTCCAACATCATTTGGTCATAATATAAATCTTTTTGCCATGCTTTAAGATCGATATTATCATTTGCATCTTGGTTAAGCAAGTCAACCATCGTGTTAATACCTAAACGATCGGCTAATGCTACTAAACTTGTTTCTGCCATAAAATTCATCTCCTCATATTTTTAAATTAAATTATTACGCTTTCTCTGCTATTCTCGCGATAGCGGAGCGTACATTTGTTTTAGTTGCTTTACTTCCGGTACTTTGGCCTCTTGGACCTGTACCCGGAGCTTGTGCTCCTGAAAGCTCAGCTTTTACACGTTCGACCTCTTTATTCACAAGGTCATCAAAATAAACTAAACGATAAAGCTCATCGAAACTGCGGCCTGCTTCTGACAACTTGTATCCTGCTTCTTCAGCGTCGTCTGCGAATTTAATAAGACCTTTATCGTCTAATCCGTAGTCAGCTTGAAGCTTTTTGAGTTGTGCTACAGTTTCTGCTTGCTGGCGCTCTTGTTGGTTCTGCTCTCTTTCAGACTGAATAGTCTTGAGCTGTTCTTGCAAAGCTTTTACAGTTTTAGCGAGTTCGCTATCTTCTGTTTTATCAGGGTCCTTTGTTTCGCCTTTTGTTTCTTCCGGGGGTTTTGTTTCTTGTGGTTCTTCCGGTGGCTTTGTCGCTGCAGCAAGTTGTTCTTCTAACTGCTTAATTTTGACACGCATTGCGGCGAATGCTTTGCCAGCTTCACCTGAAGGTTTAGGATCTTCACCTTGACCATTTTCTTCTTCTTCTCCATTTTCTTTTGGATCAGTTTCGTTGGTTTTTGTTGGATCAGTTTCTTCGGTGTTGCCTTCTCCCGACACTCTACTGAGTGCGTCTTGGATATTTTTTTCCACTGCCTAATCTACTCCTTTCCTTAAAATTGGCGAGATTTTAAGAGGGAAAATGAGAATTTATGGTGGAAAACGTAAACGTTTCCCATGCTCCTATCTACATTATACCTATAAAAAAGAAGGGTGTCAAACCCTCTTTTTATTTTTTCATTCCTTCTAGTTGCTTTTTCATCACGGATGGCTCTCTACGAATCTTACGTTCTTCTGCTAATTGGCTAACCGCTTCTTCTGGGCGAACACCTTGGTCGGTCATACCTGCGAACGATTGAAGTTCCCCTGTAATCTCTTCCATGTCATTACGCAAACGGTCCAATTTCATACGGTCTAAGATCATATCCTTTTGTGGGAAGTCTTGATAGTAGAGCCACTCTTCTTCCGTTAATAACTGAATCTGACCTTGGTACTGCATTTGGAATTGCATAATTGTATTCGCTGCTTCTGCAAGTCTTGCACGATTCTTCGGAAGTAAAGGTGTTGCATTGATGGACATTGGGAACGTGTGTACCCTACGTCCTGCATCTGCTTTATATTTTCCAAAATCAATCTCCAATAAAGCCTGCTCTTCACTCTGATAAGACTTTGTCGTAATAAACCAACGCTTACCTCCGTGAAGAATGTAAAAGTCCAACATCATTTTTGTTAAATCTTTTGCGTATTTCTCAATCATACTAATACGTGTGTTGTCCGTCATACTAATTCTAGATTGTAAACGTTCCATTCCTCCGGTTGTGGTGATGGACTTTGTATCTCGTCCTTTATACTCATCATCAATACCTGACACACGTTCAATTGATTGTGATAACCCTTCACGAATAGACGCTAAGTTCGGTGGTAAATCAGGGTAGTCCATACGGTGGAAGACATCTTTTGATGCAACCCCATTGGTGACAAACAAACGGTCTGGGTTATTCATATCTTTACGGACACGGTTCGGATCAATTCCTGCTCGAATATCCATGACTAATGGAGTTCTTTGAGAAGCGTACGTGTGGGTGACGGCAATCGAATCGAGCACATTTAAGCTAAGGATGTTTTTCAGATTTCTCTGAATAATCCCCACACTGTACGGGTTCTTCTCAGGAGGTAAATCATAAAGAGCGACGAGAGGAAAGTACTCCGGTTTGACGCCCGCCTTAGCTTCTAAAATAATTTCTTCATTGATATAGACAATGTAGTCATAACGCAACTTTCCATTCTCAATGTGCTTCATATAGGCAACAAAGACAGGGAACATTCCTTCTGAAGTAGGTGCCACCATTTGGTTTCGGTACCCTTTCCCAACAGCATCTTGGGAGTGAATGATGGCCACTTCACGATCGTCCTCTTTGTCTTTTTGCTTTTTATCTAAGTAGTCTTGAATTTCATTTTCAGCTTCTGGGTACTTCGCAACAATGTCTTCAAAACTGTCTTCTGTTAAAACAAACGCTGCACGTCCATCTTGGAAGTCTTCAAAGTTAGGATCGAGTAACACTGCCATCGTATCTCGATAAACAGGGTCTAATTCCCCTTTCATTACTTTGTCTCCTACTTTAAAAGAAGAGCTGCTGTCCCAACCAATCTGCATAAATCCAACATTGAGTCTTGCAGCACGGTTCCCCATGCGCAATTGTTTGTATCCTAGTTCATGGCGGTTGTACTCATACTCAAGGAACTTGTTGATATTTCTTGCTTCATCTTGTGACTCTGCATCTAGAGGAAGTACATCTGCAATGTATGGTGCGGAATAGACGGAGTTGACAATTGTGTGTGCAATATCAAAAACTAAGTTGGTGTCAGGGATGATTTGATGCTTTGGCAATTTCTTACGCATCGTATCCCAAAACTGTCCTGAATCGTACGAGTCAATTAAGCGCCAATAATTTTCTGATACGCGTCTGCGATTCTTGAACAACTCTTGCAACTTAATAACTCTTTCAATTTCATAGGACATTTTGTCTAGGAATTCATTTTTATTCATCCGGGCTACCTCCTTCTAGGAACTCATCAACGACTTCCATGGCAATGCTTTGTAAATCGCTATACTCTTCGGTCATCAACTCTGCCTCTTTCTTTCGTCGATCATCCAGCTTGGTATATTTGTTGACGATTCCGGCTTCGTATTTGAGTTCTTTTTCGAGGAGTTCTTTAATGCGATCTGTAGTTGGACTCGTTGAAGGTCCTTTATCCCTTGTGGCGGGGTAGTCATGTTTAACCTTGAATTCAGTTGGGATTTCTTTTTCTGCAATAGCGTGAATAAACTTCTCTCGAACATCGAGTTCTCTGTGTTTAAGCCGAAAATAATTCTGTCCTAAAACAGAAACGACAACGGCTATGGAAAAAACAATTACTGCGGTGGTGATGTATGTAACCATATCTTTCTCCTTTCTTAGAAGTCAAATGCTCCTCCGAATCCTTCGTAGCTTGATTCTTCATAACTCTCACTTACAGGATCGTAGCGCTCACTTCTAGAACGACCAATGTTCCCTTGGTATGGGCTGTAGACATCGGTGTTTAGTGGTTTTAATTTATATGGGACTTCCATAATAACAAACTCGGCTGCGTTGATTCCGTGGTTACGTTTATCTTCTGGCTTGTCATCATTCTTTTTATAATTGCCTAGGGTACGGTCAGGGAACTTGTAAGACTTCCCTTCTTCGTTTGCTTTGGCAAATCCTTCTTCAAAGAAGTATACTTGTGCATCTTCAATCATTTGGTTGAACTTTAATACCCTTGCATCGAGATTCATCTGTGCGGCCTTGAAGAAACAACCGTAATCGGCGAAGAGTTTTCCTAAGGTTTTATTCTCATCAGTTGCAGTTCGCTTTGTAAATGAACGTCCATCCATGACCGGCATACTGTAAAGGGATGTATTCGGTACGTGAATTCTAAGATGGCGTTTATATTCCTCAGCCAACTGTCTGATGTTTGCGTTGTTCCGTACGAGCTCGGCAAAGAAAAACAGTGCCGGATGGCCAAAGTGTTCTCCTTGGAAATCGAATGCTCCGAAAACGAAATGGCTATTGTCACGGAGTCCGTAGTCATACCCAACCGTTCTTGGCCAATGATGTGGAATGTCAAAGTCAGGAATGATACGGTCGCCCCAATGCGGGTAGACAAGCCCTTCTGAATATTGGAAGGAACCTTTTAAGTATCGTTTGATCCACCACGCCGGTTTCCCTGCTGCTAAGTCTTTGGCAAACGTTGCTGGCAAATGGTAGTTCGCTTTGGTCGGGATGATGTGTGTGCTCATAAAGTCAAGCACTTCCCCCGGGTTGTTGTGGTATTCCTGTTCTTCACTTTCGTCTTCGTAGATGTAAATTTTCCCGCTCTTTAAAACGACGTCGGTTCTAATCCATCCTGAATCCGGATTCGATTCGATAACAGTCTGCAACCATTGGTGTTTGATTTTCTTTTCATATTTGTGTTCTTCTTCATTCCAAATCATCAACGGTACGCCTTTGCTATCCCTCTGTGGAATCACTGCTGCATCGTTACGCACACGTGACTGTAACTGAATGTATGAATCGTACTTCGTTTCTGATGCCTCGAGAATATGGGCGCGCGTTAAGTTGTATGAACGAATGTCCCCTTCATCTGCCAACGGTCGCCAATAGATGATATGGTTGTTTTCTAGGGTAATCTTATTTTTCTGGCGGTTGTAAGACCTAACAAAGTCAATTGGGAAGTCCCCTTCGAAATCTTTACGGATGGTGTTCTCTAGTTGGACTAGGGTATCTGCTCCGATTAAGGTTTCCCCTTTCGGTGTGATGAGGGCGTGTTTCTGATCCATTAAGTACCCGATGAATGTCTTACCTGATCCATAACCGCCGAAGACCCCCAAACGTCTGGAAGGGTCCTTGGCTATTTTGTATTGGTGTGGTAAAAGTTGTGCAGTGTTGAGGTAGGTATGACAACGGTAGTCTGAACACTTGTACCAATTCTTACAAGTTGTTTCAATAATACTCGTTGCCGAACGCATTGGTTCCCCACATCTCGGGCACTTTAATTTGGTGACATCAGTCCATATGAATTTCATTACTTATTGGCTGCTGCCTTTTTCTTTAAGATACGTGTCTGTGCTTCTACAATTGCCTCATCGGTTAAGCCATCAAACTTATCTTTCTTCTTGTCTGGGTGGAACCTGTCAATCATCAGTGAATACCCTGCGACACTGCGGTCGTATAAGGCATCTCGGAATTTTGCTGTTTCTTTTTCGATATCTTTTTCAGGGATGTCCTTCGTTGCATAACGTAATGCGTGTTGTAACATTTCAAACTCCACTGTGTGTAGGGCATCAAGTACCTCGTCAACACCTAATTGCCCTTGTAAGTTTACTTGTACCTGTTTCGTTAATGGGTCTGACCCAATGATGATGACGTGCGGTGACGCCATGATTTTCTTGTTGTCTGCTTTAATGTGAACCTTCTTTAGTTCTCTGCTCATTATAAGCACCTCCTGACTTTATTATATAGTGGTGGCAGGGTTTTGTCTACACGGAGAATATTATTTTTAATTATTATTTATTATTTTTTATTATATTTTTATTTTTATTTTGAAAAAAGGAGTGGAATACACTAATGAACGTATATGTATATATGTGTGGTGGAACCGATATAATGGTAAATTTGAACCCCACCCCCTTCGATATATTGCGTATCGGGGAAATCTTTGAAAGGAGATAATCATGGGTAAACACCTATACCGAGTCTTCCATAAAGAACTACAGAAGCCGTTGTACATACACAGCAGTAGTACTAATATGGGAGCAGTCGCAACACAAATGTCAAAGAAGTACAGTAAGCAGTATGGAAGATTCATTTGGATCGATGCAAAGAAAATAACAAAGGAGGAAAGAAAATGAAACGTAAAGAATTCCTAAGAGGTCTATATGATTTCTTAGATGTAAAGGTCGTACCATACATGTCAGACTTAGAACCACAAGAGAAACTGCATGTACGATCACAAGAAGTGGAAGGCTACTATAACAGAGATACAAAAACAGTAGCACTAGCACCAAGTGCAGGTTTATTCATCGCACTCCATGAATTAGCACATGCAATACATTACAAGTTGTATCCTGACATACTCACAGATAATGCAGAAGCAAAAGAAAGAATAGCAAATGTAACAGCAACATTAGTCTTAAAGAGATTAGGTCTAAAGGATATGACTTATAATCACACAAAGAACAGCACAGTAAGATTCCATATCACAGCAACAGAGATATACTTACACAAAGTGAAAGAAAATATTGCATTCCTCAAAGAAACCTACAAAGATGATCCTGTTATGTATGAGTCTTATTACAAAGGACTGTCAATTACGAAAGTGTATGATGTAACACTGAAGATAACTGACCATATATTCCAAGCTGCTGATTGGATTATAGCAAAACATGTAACAGAATAATAACCTAAGAAGGGGCGTCGTATCCGATGCCCTTTTTTTATGGACAAAGACGTTGACCACCTCCCTCTTTTTTAGGATAAATAGCCCACTGAATACGTGTATATCCACAGGTCCTCTTTCCACGTCAAAAATGGAAGAGGGGTGACTGACCGAATCATGCTAATGGTCATGTCATGAAGTAAAAAAGTAGAACATAGAAGTATCCACTACTAATCTCTAAAAGTACTAACTAAATTATTTATATAGGTAGTAATACATCCATGTTTCTTTTCAACATCCATGTTCTACTAAATCTACACTGAGAACTTCCATGTATTACCATGTATGTTTTTCACACACTTTGTCCCAACAAGTCATAAAAACACGGACCCCTACATCCAAAAAATGAAAGGGCACAAACAAACACCTCAAATTCAACACCAAAATCATCACTCAAATTCCCCCTTTGACCACCCCGACCACTTGTGCCGGGGCGCTAACAAAAAAGACTTGACATACACACATAATTACCTCTTCGTACGACGTACTCTCTCTCACGTCTTCCAGCGCTCATAACACGGCATGTTTTACAACACGCCATTCGCTAGTCAAGCATACAACGTGCGTCTAGTCAAGTACCGTTCCTTAATGCTCAGGTGCAAGTAACAAAACGCACCTTCCGCTTACCACTTAAAAGCGTGTACTTGACAAGCCTCACAACGTATGCTAATCACAAAGCACGTGCGATAGAGCACGAATCTAATATCCTAAAGGAGGATACATATTATGAAACCAATCATCACAAACATCGTCAACCAAGGGTACAAAGTAAAACTGATTGCATTCCGCAACCCACGTACCGCGGACAACACAGTCAACAAACGCATGGAAGAATTAGTATTCCACATTCTAGGTACCAAAAAGACAGCCGTTGTCCCATTCTTTCTAGACAACAAGCAACAAGCTATGGTATCAAAACGCATTTGGTTATCAAATCTTTCACGACAAGCAGGATTGCCAAACGACAACCCCGACTTAAACTACCTTATCGACGTAGAGGGTATGAAACGCAGTGAAGCCCTTGAGGAAATTGAAAAACAAACACATGAAGACCTCAACAAATTGATTGGCAAAGAATTCACAGTTTGGTACACATCAACCACATCGAACGGTAGAACATACTTCAACTACCGACCTTATGAGCCAATCATCGATACCGAAGATGATGAATCAAACGACCTTGAATTTGATGAGTCTGACTTACCTAGCGATGATGAATCACCAGATGAAGAGGCTTAAAAACCTCTTCTTTTTTTTTTCATCAATACTAAGAAAATTAGGAGGAAGACACAATGAAACTTGTCACCACAAAAATACCTGAACAAACATTGCTGAATGAAATAGCCGAAGTCACCAAACTAAAACTAAAAGACACCAAATGGATTACATTGTCCGATACCGGACTAGAATACGGGACACCAATCAAACAAGTCAAAAATGAACTCTTCACCATCACCACCGGAATCCCTGTCCTCATCCATTCCACCATGTACCCAGATGATTGGAAACTCATCCCAAGATTTGTCAAGGAGAATCGACCAATCATTGCTTACTTCGCCGAAAACGATTACCTCATCTTCCAAAATCAAAAAATCATCAAACGCGAAACCGACTCAAAAGGTGTTGCTAGGTATATATGGAGTATCATTAACAGCATGTTGCATCCGCAAAAATATAGTCTACTAGATTTGAACATCATGGAAGTCTTGCAAAAGCACTATTCTGAAAATACCGAAACAGTCTTCAAAAAATTGATGCAATTACTCGACACCACAAAATACAAAGAACTTCTAGATATCATCATCAAAGGGCTAGATATGAATCTCGACCTATACAGAACAAGAGGATACACAACCAAGGACCTCTATAAAGCAAAATTGCTTCACGCCCTATACTTCAAATTCAACACACACAAAGATTACATCCGCGAATACCGAGGATTATCCGATGAAGATGCACCTGAACAAAACAATCCCCGCGAACAAGCCGAACTATTTGCTGATGCTTGCAAAAAGTTACTAAACATTCACATCAACGTGGATGATATCTTCACCGAAGTGGAGTTGGTACCTTACTCTACCGACTACATTGAAGTAATGTTTGATTTAGATAACGATACAGATTTACATTTTGAGGGAGCCGAATAGCTTCCTCTTTTTTTGTTCGGGGCCACTTGTGTCCCGCACGACCAAAATATAGAAAGAGGTGTTGACATTGTTATACATTGAAGACCAAGATAGAAAAACCATCCGTCCGTATACGGGAATCAAAAGATCAGAAGTTAGAATCCGTGACCTTGAAACAACACAATTACTAGGAACATACAAAGACGCCCAACGAACAGAAGAAGTGTACAAAGAAATTAAAACTGCCTTGTGCAATAGTGAAGTTATATCAGTAAGTCCACACCAAGAAAACCCATCACTTAAATTTTATGTACCTGAACGTACCATTTATTCAATGCCAAAGGAGTGATAAAATGAATAAGTATAAGTTATTAGAACGTGAAGCGAATGGATTATGTAGAATTAAAGCGTTAAGAGATTTTGGTGATGTGAAAAAAGGCGATATAGGTGGGTATGTAGAGAAAGAGAATAACCTTTCACAATTAGGTAACGCTTGGGTATATGGTAATGCTAGGGTAACAAAAGATGTTGTCAATTTAATTGGGTTAAAATACGACATCACATTATCGGACAATCATGTTCGAATTGGATGTAAACAATTCACATTTGAAAAAGCGCTAAAATTACATAAACGTTGGAAACAAACGAAAGAAAAATATGAAGAAGCAAGCGAAGTTGAAGACATTAGAAAAGTTGTAGTTGAATTGATTAAATCTAGGATGAGGGAATTATGAAAATAACATTCATCAAAAAAGAAGGAGAAGTTGTTGCCATCATCCCCCATACCCACGTTACCACAGAAGAAAATGTCCCTATCCATGAACGTATTGTAGAACTTATAGATAAAGACACAAAAATAGAACAACTCACACCTGACCGTCATCACGATTACATTATGTATGATAAAGAAGAAATGTATAGTTTCCAAAATAGTTTGGATTTATATATTGTAGACCTACTACTTACACATCACGACATTCCAAAAGATAAAAATACTTTAATGGCCTACGCTTCAATGGTTGAAGAGGTATACTTCAAAGATGAAACACACTTATCTATCGGTAAAATTGTTGATGAAGTAATAAAACATTATGATACATTCAAACACTTATCAAGACGTGAAGTACTATACCATATCATAGATAATTTATAAGGAGGAATAAAAATGAAAAAACAATTCAAAAAAGGTCAAGCTATTATATATCTTAAAGAAGATAACAGTAGTGGCGTAGAATTAGGCATCATCAAACGTAGAAATAATACGAACAACGGATATTTTGTGAATTACCATACAGGCGACACTGCCGCTAATACACCCGACCATCTAATTACAGATATTCAAAACGATTATGCTTTTCAAATTATTCGTAAAGACGTAAACAACGAAATACAATCACAAAAAGCAAGACGTATGGCTTCAGAAATTATCAACCAACTCAAAGAACATGTTGAAAACAACTTTGGTGAACAACTCTTTAACGAAGAAGAAAAGAGTACTGAAGGATTATTCGGTGACGCTTATTATAGTTGGGAAAATATCATCACCCAAATCATAGAAGACTTTAAAGGAGGGAATGCACCATAGGAACATATGTTGAACACAACAAGCAATCATATTATGCTAGTAATGAAAAGCAATTAGATGATTTATTATTCTACTTAGCTATTAAGGTATTAATAAAACAAAAAAAAGAGGAGGAATAAAATGCCAAAATACACAGTAAACAATAAAGGCGCATACTACCTTGACAAAATGGCTGACGGAATTCAACGTTCAACCATCGCTCACGAAGAAGGAATCACAGAACAAGGAGTCTACCTTTCGGTTTATGCCCTTATTAGAAACTCAAAGCTTAAAATCAAAGGGATGAAAATGCAAACAGACACAATCAACAAATTAGAAAAAGATTTATTTAACGCAAGCAACCTCGTCAGCAGTCTTACAGCAGAACGAAACGACTTACGTAGAGAAGTAGAAAATTTAAAAGTACTAACCAAAGATGCAAAACCAAGTGACATTCAATTTGCTCGATTATCAGACAACAACAAAAAACTTATGGAAGCCAATAATGAACTACGAAAAGAACTTGCAAAAAAAGAAATACTACAACCTATAGAAAAACCACCAATAACATTCGCCAGCAACCAAGATAGACTTATTGATAGATTATTATCCATCATTGAAAAGGCGGTGGAATAATGCCTAAAATTATAAAATACAAATCATTCCCCATCAACCGTCTTGAAATACTTTTTTATAAACTCATCAGACACCACAAAACAATTCATGAAACAGATTCAATAGGAACCAAAATTACCCGTAAAGGCATCATCAAAAAAAATCATTTATTTGTCTACGAAACTATCATTCACCAATAGATAATGTATTATCTATTGGAAAGGAGGAAAATTTATGGAAGAAAAATACTATCAAATGAAACAAAGACACCAAAAAGAATTTGACAATTTCCAAGGGATTGGATTTGCATTTAGTAACAAACAATTCGAAGAAATGTGTGAAAAATTAGGTGTTAAAACTGAAGAAGCAAATAAAAAAATTACAAGCATAGGTGCAGGAGCATTTATCCTTAAATATCGTGTAAATGCTTATGTAGAATTGATCCAACGTGTAACAAAAGAAACAGAAGAAGCAATGAAAGACCCTGAATTTGCTTACGACGCTATTAATTATGAACTAGACAACCACGAATACTGTGTTACTTACGATGAAACAGAAGCCCTTGAAGCATTAAGTATCACTAATGAAATACTACAAGACAGTCCTATGTTACAAGAGCAACTGAAAAAAGCAAAGAAACACCAACTAACAATCAGAAGTTAGCGTCGGGGGGGCACTGTTGGCCCCGCGCCGTTAGGAGGTATATAATGAAAGAAATCCATCATATCATGAAACAAATCATTGCTATCCGCACTATTCGCAATGCTTTAAAAACAAACGGACGTGTACGTATTCCCCAAACATACCTCGGTATTTGGGCAGAACAATACTACACATACTTCAAAAAAAGATTCCCAGCACTATACTTTGAAACTCAATCCATTTACATAAAAAATTTAATTTTGAATATCACTGAGCACATTTATATGGTACAATTAATACGTCAAGGATTTTATCTTAATTCTAAAAATGAATTGAAGTATTGGAACATATTACCTGTACCTTATAAAGAAAATATCATTAAAAAATTAAAAAACAGCGGAATTGAAACACCGGACAATCTAATGGAAGGAGACTATGTATATGAAGTATAACATTACAATTGATCTCGATGAAACAATAGTATTTGCTAGAAAAATGGCAAAAAGAGTAATCAAATCTTCTGAACAACAAACAAAACAACTCGCTAAAGAAATAGGAATTGATTTTAAAGGGATAGAAGATTTACCACCTACTATTGAAATCTTTTTAAAAGAGGAATTAGACAATGCAAAAAAGAAATTAAACAAAGCAACACAAGAACAAATAACAGAAAATATTACAAACATTTTTAATCTTTCTATAACAGAAACAATTGTAAGCAAAACAGTCAATAAAAGTCTAGAACATTTAGAATTGTTATCAGAAAAAGAAGAAACACAAGCATCGTAAGTGTATCTTCTATAGCACATCCTCAGCAATGTGTTATACAAGGTACATTTGTGTGTATCTACCATCCTAAGACATCTTTCTACAATAGAAAGGTGTCACCTAGAGAGAATGATAATGTCTGCGTAGTGTAACACAAATTATTATTATTCTTTCTAGGTGGCACGTTCACGGAGAACAATGTCACCCTGACACAACATGAATGTGTGTATCAATCCACACATTCGCATCCCCTTCCTTATATGCTTATGCATATATTGACTTGATTGATCCTGAGAGGGACAATCGCCTCAGATAGGCTGTACATAAAAAATAAAACAAAAGTTGATTAGTGCAGTCTATCTACTTGGTTTCGTAGTGTTCAACGAAAGCACATCGTCCTAAAGTACTTACATATTGTGTCAACGTAACACAGTAAGAGACAGTGAGCGAGAGTATAGGTTCAAATCCTATCGAAACCCCTATTAGTAGAGTATCTTAGCCTAGCATTTAACCCGAGACTTCACCCTTTTTTAAGTCTTATCCATTGCAAAAACTAAGCTACTCTAAACTACACCCCCGGCACTTGTGCGGGGGTTTTTATTATAAAATTTTATAAAAAAAAATAAGGAGGAAACAAAGTATGAAAACAACATTATCACCATTTAGAAACATGAATGCATTTATGGTTACCTTTAAGTTTACAGGGAGAGAACTATTACAAGCATCAAGTAATAAACCTCAATCCTTAAAAATTCTTGACGAAAAAGGTAATGAAAATTATTGTTTGGTAAACGCATCAACAACAACTGCTGATACAGTAGGAGCATCATTCCCATTTGCAGGACATGATGAAGACCAAGCAACAAAACCTGTAAGAGTATTATTTCAAATTGAAGGAAACACAGAGGACGTTGTAAAACTTAACGCCGCAAGAGTTATGACCAATCTGCAAGTAATCGAAGATCAAATCATTAAAGCCGCAAAAGAAGTACAAAAAACCATTGATTCAATCAAATTCGATGATGAAGGAGCTGAATAAATATGTTTAGAGTTTATGTAGGTGTTCCTCAAAATGACAAATTAGTTACTGTTACAGGAGAAGAAACTGTTACAGAGTTATTAGAAAAACAACAACTAAAAACTTCAGGATTAATCCAACACAACGGTGCTACTTTAAAAGCTCAAGACTTGGGTAAAAAACTTAAAGACATCGGATTTACTGAAGGAGACATGTTGTACGTAGTTCAAAAATTAGATAATGCATAGAAAAGAAGGACCCCCCTTCTTTTTTATTTGTGAAAGGAGGGCGTTTACATGCCTAAAGTATTTGATTTAGTAGAGTATCATTTTAGTGATAGCAATATAGGGGTATACAACATAGTACTAAAAACAATTGTTCTATTATCTTCCCCTACCTTATTATCTTTTTTAGCATATCTAAAAAAAATAGAAAGCCGACCTTTTAAAGACCATAAAATGGTTAACATAGGTAGTGTTCTTAGAAGAAATTCTAACCAAATAGCGACTACAGCATTGCACAACAATACCCTCGTACTAAATTTTGAAATGAACCAAGAAACAGTAATATATTACCAAACATTAGCAAAAGAAGTAGAAAAACAAACTTTTAAAGATCAAATAAGCACAATAGAAAGATTATGGGAAGAAGACGACCCAACCATACGCCATTTTAAAAATTATCCCTTTAAAGACATGTATAATATAGACGATAAATTAAGAGACATCCCAGAATTTATCACTTTACCAGAAGCAATTAAATTAAGAATCATTAATCTTGAATTTTTACAAAATTACAACACTTTAGACCTTATAGATCCTAAAGAGTTGGAAAACCTCATTACTCAATTAACAAAAAATCGATTAAGCGAATTAGAAAAACAAGAAAAAAATATAGCTGATGATATAAGAAACAAAATACAAAAAATTGAACCGCTATATAGAGTCTTAGAAACAATCAATAAAGAAATAAATAATTTAATAAGTAAAGGAAGAGAAAAAATCCTAGAAGAACTATTACGTTACTTAAAACAAACAACTGACATAGAAAAAATTAATATAGCATCTAACACAATACACCTTATAACAACACCACTACTTCTAAATTTTGATCAAGAAAAAGCCTTAAAATCACAACGTATCAAAGAACAAGTAAAAGAACACATCAAAAAAGAAGGAAAATTTGCAATAGGACGCTATACTATAACAATTACTATGGAAAATAAGTTAGCTTTTATTGTAAAACCATTAAATTATCCACATATAAACAGACATATAAACATAGGTTGTTATGGACAAAGAGAGAAAGCAATACAAGAAGCAAGACTAGAAGGAAATATAGCTCATCTTATTTCTCATCTTATTGCTGCACTCAAAGGCGCTACAGTAAATGACGGACCAGGAAATAACACAATTAATGGTAGTATTTTTATTGAAAAAGACGGATTAAAGAATGTAGAAAATATAGGAAAAGTAAGTTTAAAAAGATACATAGATGAATATCTTAAAAAACCAGATGCTAGATATACAACAGGTGAAACAACAATACCAGAAAGAGAGAACCCATTCTAATGATGATACCAGAAGCATTATATCGTACAAAAGACTTACAAAAAATTGTACAACCAAGAGTATTCATAACACCAAAAGCATTTACTGATTTACAAGCAATTATCCATAATGAAAGCAATGAAACTTTAATGACTGCATCAATAGAAAAAATAGAACAAAGCCACGAGTACTATATCACAAAAATCCATATACCCCCACAAACAGAAGTATCCAAAGCCCACGTCGAAACAGATGATGAAGAATATGGAAAATGGTTAATGACTTTTACAAGAGAACAAAGAAAGAAAATGAAATGCCATATTCATACACACCCTAGTATGGGAGTAACACCATCAGGATTAGATACACACACTATATACGCTGTCATAGAGGATTTAGACGACTTTTATATCCAAGTAATATGTAATGAAGAACATAAATTTTATGTTGCAGTTTGGGATATAAAAAATAACAGAATATTCAAAAATATTTGGTTAGAATTAGCAGGGAATAATTTAGTATCTTTTAACACAAAAGGCCCTTATGTACACAATATCTTTGAACAAGAACAACACAAAAAATTAAAAGAAGATTTAAAAAGCAAAATAAAAAATACCTAAAATTAATACAATTTATGGAAAACTAGGAGGTAAAACTTATGGTAAATCTTAAAAGACAAAGTGAATTTTTCGATCCTATTGACAACAAAGAAGAAATACACATTATTGGAGTAGGTGCAGTAGGTTCCCACATTGCACAAAACTTAGCAAGACTAGGAATCAAAAGAATCCATATTTGGGACTTTGATGAAGTAGAAGATCATAACATACCGAATCAAATGTTCCGTCAAACAAATATAGGTACATTAAAAGTAGATGCAATAGAAAACTACTTAAAAGAAATCAACGAAGAAATCGAGGTGATAAAACATGAGAAATACATAGACGAACAAATTAACGGAATCATATTCAGTTGTGTAGATTCAATAGAAACAAGACGTATCATTTATACAAACAATGAATTTAACACAGATTTAAAAGCAGTATTCGATACAAGAATTGGATTAGACGACGGACAAATATTTAGTGCCGATTGGTCTAAAGGAAGTAACATCACAAATTTAATTAGTGTATCAGAATTTACGCATGATGAAGCAGAAACAAAAGTATCTAGTTGTGGTAGTAAATTAACAGTATTACCTACTGTACAAACAGCCGCAACACTAGCTACATCAAATTTTATTAATTTCATTAAAACGAAAACTTTAAAAAACAATATTATTTTCAATGCATTTGATTTAACGATCAAAGCTTATTAGGCAAACTTAAGATTTATTACAAATCATAGTGTAAACTATAACCCAAATACTAGATTAGGGGATATTCAAATGAGAAAACGCATATGGTGAAGAAAGAAACTGCACCACCGAACTTGGGAGAGTTTGGATCCAACCACTTAATGGCGATTGCGCTGTTAAACAAAGTATCTAAACGACACAATAAGGTTAGTATAAGATGAAGTTAGCATGGCTGCAATAAGTTATAATTACCCATCTAGAAAATGAATCAGAATTCTGTACGATGAGGAAATTGAAGAAAGTCTAGTTAATATAAGAATAAAAAAGATCTATATTAATTAAAATAGGTAAAAGCTTAGCCTGCGAGGAAGAGCTACAAATAGAGAAGTATAACTTATTAGAAACTAAAACACTAGATGCAACATAATTATAAAAGAACCTTCAAAAAACTTAAGAAATGAATAGGAGTATGCCAAATGAAAACAAAATTTATTATAACCGTACCAAATAATAGAAACAAACACACAGGAGTATCAGCAAAACTAACACGCCCAACTCTTGAAGAAATACTACTGTATAACGCAAAAGATTTTTGGAAAACATTAAACTATTTACCTGATTATATATCTTATCAAAGAGAAATAGATGAACACAGGTATATTAAACAATATTTTCCTAGCAAAACAGTATTAACTGATTTATTTTATGCAGCATTCACACACGATGACCAAAAAACATCTAACCGCTTAAACCGTAAGCACAGCCGTTACGTAGAGCGTTATAATAGTTATGTATATATTACAAACCAATTAAAACCTTTTATTGAAAAAATGGAAAAATTCATTACAACAGATTTTATAAACAATAAAAAAGACTATTATGATTATTGGGAAAAGAAAGAATACAAAGGAAAAGATGATGCAGGTAATGATATTTGGAAATACCGTATAATTCAACCACCTAAAGACGAACTCATGGATTTACATAAAGAAGCTAATCTTCTTTTTCAAAACACATTACAGATACACCCTCACGAAGCAGTTCACTCTTTTCGTAAAGCGCGTTCCCCTTATACCAATGCAAAAAGACACCAACAAAGTAAACATATTGTCAAAACAGACATCAAAGATTTTTATCCTAATATAACAAAGAAGTTTTTAAGAAAACAGTTGTGTTCTCTTAAAGAGTTTGCTATAATAGACACAACAACAGATAAATTGGCACCTGAACAACAAGATTATAAAAATACAATCACAAGATTTCTAGAAGGAATCGTTGAACTTGCAACACTAAATAATGAACTTCCTCAAGGTGCACCGTTATCGCCTTTACTATCAAATTTAGTATTCACACCTTATGACTTAGCCATCTATGACTACTTAGCAAATAAACCAAAAGAAATAAGTTCAACTTACGTAATGTATACACGTTATGCTGATGACTTATTCTTCTCTAGTCTACATAAAATTGACAAAGGTGCACTTATTTTAAAAGTAAATCAAACTATTGCAGATTCAAATTTTACACTACATGAACGAAAAACAAAATACTTTAAAACAAAACAAAGAGTATTTATTACGGGTGTTAAAATTAATCAAGAAAACAATTTAACTTATGGATATGAAAAAAAAGAAGATTTAAAAAAACGCATTTTTCAAACTTTAATTATCATTAAAAACAAACAAAATATAGACGAACACGAAGTACAAATGTTGATAGGTGATATCAGTTTTGCTAAAAGTATTGAACCTCAATACATTAATAATGTAATAGCAAAATACGCTAGAAAATTCAATATCCCTGTACATCGTTTCTATAAACATTTGCTTCAAAAATAAAATAAAAAATAAAATTGCTACAAATCAGTCAAGTATAAGGTAGGAGAACTTAACCAAAGCAAAGCCGGTGTATGAACCGTCCCGAATTGCAGGGAAATGCATACTGACCTAGTTAAAATACTTTTATACGCACCAAGACAACCCAACTACTAACAGTAGGGGATATCTAACAAAATACCATTAATGTATAGGGTAGAAGAAATCTCGACTAGAAAACTAATTTTTAGTGAGCTACAATTTCGGGATCAGGCTCTTCAAAAAAGAAAAGACTTCAGAGCTTGATCCCAAAATCGCACCGCACCAAAAATTAAACGTCTTGATATTTATAAGCGATTTTATAAGGAGGAACACCATGAATAGAACATTTATCTTAAAAGACCCCGCAGAAAGTACAAAAAAACGAATGTGGGAAGTACAATTTTATCTTAATATGTTAGAACTTACAGGAGGTACTGTAAACGACTATTATGTGGATAACATTGTAGAAAACATTATGCTAAAAGCAGGAGCCAAAGTTAGTGTTTTAAACGTGGCTTATAGTGAACTAAGTGGTCGAGTAAATCGTCCTAGTCCATTAGAGCTTATTATGGCTAACCATTATCTAGACATTCCTGTAAGGTCAATTACAGCAGTAACACATACTGCAAACCGTACTTTATACAATGCTTTAGAAACTTATATCAAAAATGGAGACTATGATTTACACCCAAAACTTGATGAAAACACATTATTAGAGATCAAAAAATTCAATGAATCAATTAGATACATTTTCCCACACATATCAAAACTAGCAAGCAAAGGAGTATGTTATGATTGATTTAAAAGAGTTTAATCCCGAAACAGAAAAACCACTCTATGAAGCAGTATTAAACTTCAATGAAGAATTTGCAAAAGATTCAGCAATCATGACTTTAGGGTATTATGAACTTTATAAAAGATTTAAAAACCGTACTTCATTAACAGCAATCGATTGGAGAAACTTCTATAGAGATAAACGTGTTCAAAACTTCTATAACGATGAACTAAACATGCAACTTGAAGTAAAAATCCAAAAGTTATCTCATAGTAGTGATTTGTCCACAAGTGATAACACCACCCTGACAAATCTAATTAAACGTAAACGTGATGAAGAAGGAATCAATGCTGATGACGGAAAAATCTTTGTATATACTTTCATACCACTAACTTCAGAAGAGGAGAATGCAGAAAATGTCAAAATCTTATCATTTGTCCCTAAAGAGATTAAAGGTGCCATACACGTTCTTGAAGGGAATAAAAACAAAAAATAAGTTAGAAGTATTCCCAGCATCACCAACCATCGTTAAAATCTTGGTAGATGATAAGGCACTTGCTTCACATTTTATGCAACAAAGAAAAGCGTTACTGAACAAGAAAAAGAATCATACAAATGCACCCATCTATGATGAAAGATTACGCCCCTACCAAAATGCCGAAGTAGATTTTCTGATAAACTTCAAAAAAGGTAAAGGCGTTTTTGATCAACAAAGAGTAGGAAAGACGCCAATAACCTTAGTGACTATGCGTGAACTCAATCAAAACAAATGCCTTATTCTAGTTCCTAAATCTAATATTCATAAATGGATACAAGAGTACAAGAAATGGCACGGAGGACCTTGCTACACTACAACCGATTGGTATCCCCCACAACGAAGAAAAGAAGAGTACAGCCAAAATTTAGGCACTTTAATTACAAACTACGAAAAACTCATCCAAGACTATGATGAAATCATCGAAAGTTTTGGTTCTTTTGATGCCATAATTGTCGATGAAGCCCATATGCTAAGAAATTATAAAGGTCTTAGTTTCAAAATTAGTGGAAAAGATAAAGAAGATAACCCAATTAAAAAATACAAAAGCCCCGAAGTAACAAGAGCAATTATGGAAACTAGGTCACTAGCGAAGGATGCCTACGCTTTAACAGGTACACCTGCACCTACAGCCCAACATAATGTTTTTGGTATTTTGGCTTTTTTATTTCCCGATTTATTCAGTAGTTACAACAAAGCAATGAATTATTATTTCAATAGAAAAACCTTTGATTTAAAAGACCAAAACATCAAATTTAGTACGATTGGAAAGTTCCAAAACAAGTTCAAAGAAAAAGAATTTGTCGAATTTTTAGAAACATTTTCCGTTCAAACAAAACGTAAAGACGTAATGAAATGGATTCCTGAAGTAGATGAAGAAATTTTCATTTTAGAACCTAGTCCAAATGTGGTAAAATGGCATGAGGAACTTCATAAATATTTTGAAACAGAAGATATTATTTGTCCCGACCAATTATCTGTTATGACTAGAGAAAGGCAACTATCAACATATCCACGTATTCTAGGATTAAACGACGACGGCCCGAAATTCAAATGGATAAAAAACCACATCAAAGATTACCCGAACACCCCCTTGATAATCGCGGGGGCGTTTACTGAAATACTCAAAGCCTTACAAACCTATTTAAAAGATGATAAAAGAGTCAGAATTATGCATGGTGGTACTTCTTCTAAAAATAGAAAAAAATTAGAAGACGACTTTCAAGCAGGAGAATACGATATTTTAATTGGAAATATCAAAGTTATTTCTCTAGGATTAACTTTATCTAGAGCAGAAGAAATTATTCTTTTAGATCCGTCTTTAACACAAGCAGACAACGAACAAGTATTAGACCGTTTTATCCCCACGACCCCTGAAGAAGCAGAAGCCAAAGAAGGGCAAACCATCATTCGTTTACTTAGTAAAGACACCATTGATGAATATATCGCTAAACAACTGCAAAGACGAAAAACAGAAAACGATATCATCAATGATTATACAAGGACTTTAATAAAACATGCCAAACTCTAGAGAACGTATGAAATTAAACGAAGAAGAACAATTTGTACAATATAGTATTGAGGGATTAAGGCGTGGAGAAATCGTACACATATTTACTGTTAAACAATTGCATTTGATTAAAGCAAAATATAACGGACCAATTACAAAATGTGAATCATTAGACGGGTGGTTTGCAATATTTGACCCAACAACAAACTATTAAATAATGAATTTTAGAAAGGATGGAGTAAATGGGAGACGAAGCGGATTATATAAACAACATTAACGTTGCTTATCAAGCGATAGATGATGTTAATGGAAAAGATTATTCCAAAGAGTTTTGTGAGTTTTGTGGCGAACAGTTATTGAAATATGAAAAAGAAACATGTACATCATGCAGCATAGAATTAAAAAGAGAACGTGATTTATTATAGTGAAAGAGTTGGGATACAATGATAATTAAAGCCTATATAAAATATAAATGGAATTACAAAGGAGAATAAATTATGGGAAAACCAATCACAAACAAGAACAAAACGTACAAACCTTACAGCTGTCCTTTTTGCCACAATCGTATTTATCGATATAACAGAAGTGGTATAGAAGTAAATTTTTGCAGTACTTGTGGAGAACACTTACATTGGCACAAAAAAATATTTAAAGATGATAGTTATTATTATGTTGCTTTAACCCATATAGCAGACACTGAAGACGAATTAAAAAGTGATCTACTTAATAAAACAGATCATCCTGTAGACTTAAGTGTTATAGAAACGTATGAAGTCAAAGGTAGTGACCTTAATAAAATACCAAAAAACGTTTACAAATTTGAATATTGGAAAGACTTACTAGATAGGTATCAACACGTCCCTGACGTTGATAATAATATAAAAAGAATCAGAAAGGAGGAAACCAATGAGTAGAGTAACAGTAAAACAAGGAGCAAAGAAAGCAACACGTACACAGGTTAGAGCCGCAATCGGAATTGACGGACTAAGCGGGAGTGGAAAAAGTGGACTCGCATTATTTATAGCCAAATATCTTGCAAACAAAGCGTGGGAAAAAGTTTATGCTACTGATGCAGAAAACAACTCATTATCTTTATATGTGGGAGAAAACTTACACGACAAAGAAAAAGTAGGAGAATTTTGGCACGCAAAACTAGATAAAGCCACAGGATATTCCCCATTCAATTACGAATATTATGCAGACGAAGCCTATGAAAAAGGATGCTTAGCACGCGTTCAAGACTCTTACACTCATATGTGGCAAAGAGAAGGAGGAGTACTAGACATGGTTAACAAAATTCAAGCACAAGGAGACAAAAGATATAATGACTCTTATCGTGCGTGGGGACACCCTGATACAGTTGACGCAAAAAACCTCATCTTTGACCTTATCCGTGACAATAGAATGCATGTTATATCGACTATTCGTATTAAAGACAAAACCGTAATGGAACAAGGCGAAAACGGTAGAACAGTCATTAAGAAAATGGGAGACAAACAAATGCAATCTGAAGGACTTATTTATGAGTTCGACTTAATGCTCAGAACTATAAGAGCAGGAGACAAAGACGGAACACCCCCTAGAGTATACGTAGAAAAATCAAGGTACAGTATATTCAAAGTAGGAGAAGAATATGATATAACCCCCGAAGTTATGGATACACTAAAATCCTATTTAGAAGAAGGTATTGACATCGATGAACTTAATGAAAAAACTAGAATAGAAATGGCAGAGTCTCTAAGAGAAAGAGCAATCGCCGATTCTGACTTAAAAGTTTTACTTAAGAAAAAATACCCTGATACAAAATTAGCAGAAATGGATTTAGAAACGTTACGAGAAGTCAATTCAATGTTCATTGATATTGAGTATAGTCGTAAACACTAAAAATAAAAGGAGAAAATAATAATGGCAAACACAGAAAAAGAAGGAAAAGTATTAGTAGCAGAACCGAAAGACCCTGTAAAAAAAGAAGCAGTTGAACCAAAAAAAGTAACACCAACAATTGATCCTCAAGTAAAAGATTTAAAAGAACAACTAGAAAAAGCAGAAGAAACAATCAAACGTCGTGACAAATCTTTACGTGAAGTCCGTGCAGAGAAAAAAGAACTTGAAGACCAAGTAGAAGAACAAAAAGCACGTATTGAAAACAACGATAAATATTTAAAATCATTAACTAAACGTTTAGATGATGCAGAAGAAATGATTGCAACAAAAGGTAAAGCACTACAAGAAGTTATTACTACAGTATCAGGAACCTTTGACGTTTTAGAAATCACTTTGAACAACGCAAGAAAAGCAATTCAATTTAATTTACAACCAAAACCAAATCAAAACAGAGGAGAATAAATTATGAAAAAGAATGAAGCAATTGAAATTGATTTTAACGAACTTCCTGAAGGAGTTTCTACAGAAGAAATTGAACCGGGGATATACATCCTTAAAATCGAAGACATTATCCTAGAAAACAACGAGGATTTTGGAACACAATATCAATTCTCACACAGCATTCCAGGATACCCACAAAAAATCAATTACGATAACTACCGCATCTTTGATGCTGAGGGTAATCCTCATGATTGGGGACGTGGAAAACTTCGTGCAATGATTGAAGCGTCACAAACCAAAATGGAAAAAATCAACTTAGTTATGTTGCAAAATTTACTTAAAGGGGAATACATCAAAGCAGAACTTGAACTTAACAAAAAGAAATACCCACAAATCAAATTTGCTAACCTTTATCCTTTAGATTATGAAGAGCCTGCAATTAACCAAGAGGCTTATGAAGCAGAAGTAAAAAACAAATCAACGAAGAAAGAAAAGAAAGAAGAAACACCATCAGAAGACATAGCAGAACAATTTGACGATTCAGACATTTAGGAGATGATGATATGGATAGCTTTTATCAATTAGCTTTCCCAGATATAGCATTCAATTACTCAGGAGATACAAAAGTACGTTGTCCCTTTCCACACACAGACCACGTAACAGGAGAAATATTTTATGACCAAACTCCCTCATTGAGTATTGATATTGAAAAAGGCATCCATCATTGTTTTGCGTGTCATCGCAAAGGTAACGAACTACAGTTCATTCAAGATTTTATGCACCTTAGTGCTGAAAATGCTATTCAATTAAAAACCATATTATCAAAAGCAACAGAAGACATTGTTGATTGGCAAAAAGCAGTACAAATACTTAACAACGATCCTAACAAAATTAAAATGTTGAAAGAACAATACCACTTTAGTGAAAAAGCAATCAAGACATTACAACTTGGAATAGAAGGAGCGGGGAGAGGAATTGCTTTCCCCGTATTCCTATTCGACCAATTAGTGGACGTCATATCTTATAACCCCGGACAACAACCTAAGTACCGTAAAAGACCAAGATCAGAAAATGGTCTTATTATGCCTTATGATTCGTGGAAAGAATCAGAAAAGGCTACAGTCATTGTTGCCGGACAAAAAGATTTAGGTATCGCCCTATCAAATGACATAAATGCTATTGCTATTACAGGTGGTGAAGGAGAAATACCTGAGCTATTTTTAAATGACTTTAAAGATCGGACAGTATTTATTGTATTCGATAATGATAAAGCAGGGCAAGATGGGTCTAAGAAATTAGCAACAGCCTTAAAACCTTACACAAAACTTATTAGAATAGTTGATTTATCTTCGGTCTGTACAGAAAAAGGAGAAGACTTATGGGACTTCTTTGTAAAATACAACAAAACGAAAAAAGACCTTATAAAATTGATCAACGATTCTGAAGAGTTCACCCAAGAAGACTTTCAAAAAGAGCGAGAAAAAATCTATCCTACAGTTAGCCTAACTGATGCTTTACAGGCCAAATATGTAAGAAGGGTATTACGTAGTAATATCCAAATACTCGCTACAGACGAAACAAAATTCCTCATGCCTACTGCTTATACAGCCAAAAAGTATAAAGTACTAGGTAAATCAGAAAACAAAAACCAACTGAATGAGGGCGAAGAATTGTATTGGACATTCTCTAAAAAGCGCCCTAAAGAATTATTCTATATGATTGACAGTAATCTAAAAGAAGATACGATTAAAGAATACATGTTAAAACTTATAAAGTACCCTCAAGAAATAGGTATGTCTATTAACGTTACTTCTCAAATTCCTGTTTATAAATGTAGTGTCACAGACCTACACGAAGCAACAGAACTTGACGCAAGGATTACTGAGTTCACGGCTTATTCGATTGGTAAACAATTAGAAAGTGGAAAGAAATATAAAGCCACTTACTCTATGGTACAGCATCCTTTTCAAGGAAATGCATTGTATATGATTATCTACGACATTGAAGAAAGTAGTGATTCGGTAACAAACTTTGTTGTCGATCAAGAAGTAAAAGAAAACCTCGACATATTTAAAGTCGATATAAACTTAAAAGATACAGTAGACAAACACGTTGACAAACTACGTGGTATAGTCAACGCTGATTACTCAGGCATTCTTCTTATGCTTATCGACTTATGGTACCACACCCCTTTACAATTTGATTTGAGAAATCAGAAACAAGCAAGAGCTTATCTAGATATGCTTATTGTGGCAGAATCCCGTACAGGGAAATCGACAACATCAATGGCATTACAAAAACTATACGAACTAGGTACACGTATTCCTCTTAACGGTAGTAATGCTACTATCGCAGGGATTATTGGTGGTTCACAAAAGACCAAAAACGGCTTCCAAACTAGAGCAGGTATTATTCCTCGTTCACATCGTGGAGCAGTTATCTTTGAAGAACTTGCTAAAATGAACAACGACATTCAAAAAGAACTTACAGAAATACGTTCATCTTATACAGCGTCCATTACTCGTGTATCAGGAACAATTCATTTGCCTGCTTATGTAAGACAGTTATCTTTAACCAACGCAAAGACAAAAAGAGCAGGAGCAAGATCAATCTCAAGTTATCCTAACGGTATCGAAGTTATTCTTGACTTAGTAGGACAACCTGAAGATATTGCACGCTACGACGTTATTGCTATTCTTCCAGAAAAAGGAGCACAAAACATTGACCCTTACTTCAAACCACCGACCCCTTACCCTAAAGAAGCATACTTAGACCGTATACGTTGGATATGGAGTAGAGAATCACACCAAGTAGAAATCTCACAAGAGGTCTATGTGCATACTATCAACTTAGCAAACAAAGCAAATGATATTTTTTATTCTTACATTAAAATCTTTGGTACAGAAACGTACTTAAAGTTCTTACGTCTAGCAATTGCTATTGCCGGGTATGTTTGTTCTACAGACGAAACGTATGAAAAAATTATCGTGAAAAAAGAACATGTTGATTTAGCAAAAGACATTATTGTAAGTCTGTACGATAACGATGCTTTTAGATTGCGTGAATTTGTGGAATTAGAAAGACAGTACATTGAAGTAACAGATGATGATATTAAAATCTTAGAAAAATTATGGAATGGAGCATCAGCAACATTAGAACATTTAGAACGCTATGCTACTACAACATCATCTAATCTAAGAAATGTCTCAGGGAAATCACAAGATGACTTTAGCCGTACTATGAACAGGCTAGCACAAAATTACTTTGTAAAATTTGACGGCTATGATATTGTCCCAACAGAAAAATTCCGTAAAGCAATGAAACACATTAATCGAAAAATAGACTTAACGGTGGTGGAAATATGATGAATCTACCTACCATATACAAATTAAACATCCGTACAAAAGAAGATTTACTTGAATGTATTTCCCTATGGAAAGCACACCAACCTAAGGATCTGATTGCCTTTGATGAAGAATCTAACGGATTAAACATTAAACGAAGTATTCCCTTTTTACACATTTTTGGCTTCTTAAGTAAAACAAATGAAGTCATTTATACATTCACCATCGACTTTGAGAAAAGTAACAGACAACTCATTGTAGACACTATGTACACTTTTAATAAGTTCTGCGAATATGCAAAACTCATTATTGGACACAACGTTGTATTTGACTTACACATGCTAACCAATGTAAACTTTCCTGTAAATCACTTTGATAAAATTACAGACACAAGTTTTTATATTCGTTTAGCACATGATGCAAAACAACAAGAACACGGAGGACCGCCTTTAGGTCTAAAAGATTATGCATCTAGGTACATTGACAAACATGCGAATATCTATGAGAAACGTCTAAAAAGAGAACAAACCATTATCAAAAAGAAAAACAATATGGAATTAAAACGGCGTTTACGTGAATTTCCATTACCTCAAAGATTTAAACACATCGCAAAGAGTTGGACAATGGGCGTAATCGAAGATTTCTTCAAAGATAAACTCAACGAGATTGATGATTTAGACCCTGAGATTGCAAAAATTATTCATGAATGGCAAGCAAATAGTCTTGATCCAGAAGACTACAGTGTCTTAGACCGTGAAATTGTCACAGAATATGCTCACTACGACGTTTTTTACACTATATGTATATATTTATACCTAAAAGATAAAGTCGTAGAACGAGAGCAAACCGACGTCTTAGATGAAGAACAACGAGCAATTGAAGGATTCTATGAACTTGAACGCACAGGAACAGTGTTTGACATGGAAAAAGCCTTAGAAGCAAAAGAAAATACAAAAACATACATTTTAAAATTACGTACAGAACTTACAGACTTACTAGGTGAATCCATTACTGTCAATCAAGGAGAAAAACTAAAAGAAATTTTACTTTACAAATTTAAAGTGAATCTACCTGATACAACAAAAGACACACTCAAATATATGCGAGATAAAAACTTACCTAAAGAAGTAGATCGCATTCTTCAAATCGTATCAGAGCTTCGAAGTCTAGAGAAATGGTATTCATTATACCTGCTTCATTGGATTGAAGAAGCAGAAAAGTTCGGCAATCGAATATACCCAACATACTTTCAAGTAGGTGCTGTTACAGGAAGAGTATCATCACCGTTCCAACAGTTCCCTAAGAAAGCAAAATACACCATTGATGAAGAATATTTATTCCATCCTCGAGAATTATTCCGTGCACCTGAAGGGTACGATATCTTCTTCTTCGACTATGCCGCAATGGAGATGCGTATTCAAGCAATTTATACCATTCTCATTAAGCACCCTGACCTCAATTTACTTCGTGCCTTTGTTCCTTATGACTGTTACAGATATGATGCTACGCATAACGCAACATTATTCTCGTTTAAAGACAAAGATTGGGAGCAATACAAATGGTACAAAAAAGAAAATAACGAACTGTGGGTAGAAACAGACATCCATACATCAACGACTAAACGTGCATTAGGGATTAGTGAAGACCACGCAGAGTTCCCATATTGGCGAGGAATAGGGAAGAGAATTAACTTCTCAATCATCTATGGCGCAATGCCTAAGAAAATTAAAGAAGCACAACGCCTTACAATTAAACAAGCAACGGACTTCTACAATGCGTTCTTTGAAGAGTTCCCTAAGCTAAGAAATTATGAAGCATATGTACAAAACTTCTTAGATCGTCGAGGTTATGTGCAAAACTTATTCGGAAGAAAATACTATGGTATCTCAACCCATGAGGGAAAAAATTATCTTATTCAAGGTAGTGGAGCAGACTATACAAAACGTCTTATCCCATTACTTACTGAATTACTTAGAGATAAAAAATCCCGTATGCAAGGATACTTACACGATGAGTTCTCATTTATCATTCCTCCTGAAGAACGTTACTTAGTAAAAGAAATCAAGAGGATTATGGAAAGCGCTAAAACACCCATCCTAATGAAAGTGGACGTAGAAATTTCCACAACCAATTGGAAGGAGAAAAAAGACTATGATATTTCAGTCCTTTAAAGACCATTCAAGAGCACTTTTCGAACACTTAATGAGAGTGAAAGCAGGACGAGAACCAACTGAATTTGAATTCCGAGCATTTATGTTAAAGTACGATCAAGTAGTTGACAACGAATTATACAAGTACCACCTCAGAATGCAAGAACGAATTTTAGAATACATCGAAGAGGAGGTACTAGATGAACAAGATCCTAGTGTTTGACCCTTCAGGAAATTACATTGAAGGACAGGGTACCTCAGGGTGGGCACTTTATTACAAAGGAAGCCTCACTTCTGTAGGACAAATCAGAGCCGCAGACTATAATAGTAGACAGGGTTATTGGGACGAACACATTAAACTTATTGAAGCACACAGTCCTGACATTGTTGTCTTAGAAGACTATGTATTATATGGACAAAGTGCAAGTGCACAAATAGGTTCTGAACTTGAAACCCCTCAACTTATTGGAATCATTAAGTATTATTGCCTTAGCAATAACATTAAAGGGTATATACAACATGCGAAAATCAAACCAAGATTTAGCAATGAGATTTTATTACATAGAAAAACCATTACCCAAGATAACACAAAACGTTATTACGCAATCGGAGTACCCTTAACAGGGCATATCCTTGATGCAATACGACATGGAGAATACTTTATTAATTTCACTTTAAAGAAAATTCAAAAGGAGGATAAAAATGGTATAAAATCTTTTTAATTTCACATTGAAAACAATAAAAATAAAAACAAAAAGGAGAATTTATGAATGCACAACTAACAATGAAATTAGACTCAAACACATTTATACCAAAAAATGAGAGTCTAGAAGGAACTCTTCAAGATAGTTTTACAGAGTTCTGTACACAATTAGGCTTCCCTGTAGGTGTGGCCAACATTATGGATTTAGACCAAGACGGATTTGCAGAAGCAAGAGCAAATAGTTTTGGAGCAAGTGATTCGTCTGTAATCCTAGGGGTAGCATATTCTTCTTCAAGAGTAGAAATGAAAACATTATCTCAACTTGTCGATGAAAAAGTCAACAATGTCTTTGATGAAGAAATTGGAAAACTTGCATCTGTACGTAAAGGAAAAGAACTCGAGGATATGATTATTCATAAAATCGAAACAATCCTTAACGCAACAATTATCAAACCTGACCATATGTTTATTAATGGAAAAGGACTCGCAACCAACTTTGACGGAATTATCTTTGAACAATTACCTGATGAAGAACATACCATCATTGAAGACTATATGCCTATCCCTATGGAAATCAAAGTGTGTAGTTTCTTCGGCCGAAAGAATTATGATTGGAACAAAGGATTATCGGAATTTGCAGGAGACTTCAATTTAAACGTATTAGATAAACCACGTTTAAGACTAATGAACGATATAGAAATTAGTGAGTATGTGGAACTGCAAGCAGATTACTACGGAATCCCAAAATATTATTACACACAACTACAACAACAAATGTTATTCACTGATGCGTCTCATGGTTATTTAGCCGTCATGGATGACATTAATTGGACAATTTACTTTTACAAAATCTTAAGAGATGCATACGTTATCAACACTTTGAATTTACGTTCAGAACAAGCGTATACACAATTGATTGCTAGAAAAGGACTTAAAGACAAAGTCGCATCACAATTTATTGAAGAACAATCTAACGGTATAAATAATGAGGACTTATGAAGAAGAATCAAAAAAACCTATAGCAACAGCTATAGCACTTTTAAGAAAAGAAATAAGAGAACTCAATGAAAAAATTTATAAGACAAGATTAGAAGGTTTTGTCCCAGAAGGAGAGATAATGAAAATGATTCATCCTGAATTTATCGTACGTATACAAGAAGAGCAAAAAGAACTTAGAGAGCGTTACATAAAATTACGTGACTTTATGCGTTCAAAAAAATACAGTGATTTAAGTACAGCAGAGAAACTCTTACTAGAAAAACAATTAGAACATATGGACGATTATGAACGTATTCTTATTATCCGTTTAGCAATATACGGAATTAAAATAGACGAAGAATAAGTATCATTTAGTGAAAAAATTTATGAGCTGAGGCTACAAAGCCTTATACAGAAAGGAAAAACAATGAATCCATTATTAACATTTGGAGAAGCAATTAAAGCATTAAAAGAAGGTAAAAAAGTTTACCGTATGGGGTGGAACGGGGTTGGAATGTGGCTTGAACTACAACGACCTGATACACATTCAAAAATGACTGCACCTTATATTTACATTGAATATCCAAAGAATCCTAAACACCATGCTCACCCAGACGGTTTTCGAGGACCTTGGACAGCATCAATGAACGACATGTTAGCAGAAGATTGGATGATTAAATATGATTAAAAAATTGATCCTAACCCTACTTATTGTCCTTACAGCATTCACATTAACCGCTTGTGAGGAACCTGAAGTTGAAGAACCACCTCAAGAAGAGTACCAAACTTTGTGTATCGCACAAGACAATTTCTTATTCTATGAATCAACGATTGAAACAATGCTAGGAAACAAAGACGTACACATGATGATTACCCCTCACGGTGACGTAGAAATACCTACAGGAATTTATGAAGATGCAATTGATTGGGAATACCAAGCATTGTGTTATAGGACTTTAAACGGAATTGCAGAAACTTATTTATCTGCCCGTAAAGCAGAAACAAAACCCGAACCTATTATTGAAGTAATCACAGAAACAGTGGAAGTCATTAAAGAAGTTGAGGTATATACCCACGCAGTAGTAGAAACAATGCCTGAGCTCTTTGTACAAGATGCTCCAGGAGCAATTTATCTAGATACAAATTTGGCATGGATTTACTTCCCTATTCGAAATAATAATATTGAAGGTGAGGAATTCCAAGAAGGCGATTTTTTGTTAATTACTTATGTCGCGAATATCAGGACATTCCAACCCAACCAATTGTGGAAAGCATCAGCAACACACTACAGATTAGGTATCGCACTCAAAACAGTAACCACCCCCGAAGAGTATATCACTATCGGGGACAACACACTCGAAGAGTATATCACCGGTGTATTCGAGAATCCATCTAATTTAGAATCGGTTTATACAGAACTTTATGAATTTTTATATCCGAGTACAGAATAATGGAAGAACAAAATAGTACAACAATCTTTACAGTACCGATAAAGTATCGTAAATACCTAGGAGCAAAAGTTTTTGTATACGACGAAAAAACACATATAGGAGGCACATTCCCTATTAACAAAAAGCCTTTTACAATTGATGCATTTAGATTAAAATTGCTTAAAGATAAACTAGCAAATGTAGATAAAAATTTAGGTGTGGGCTAAGCAAAAGAAAAGGTAGAGTTTTCCAACTCTGCCTTTTTTATTTGGTCAACTAGCGTCGATACGGATGCTGTGTTTCTGCCCAGCGATATCTCGTTTTGTCCATTGGGCTATATTGTAGGTGTCCATATGCACGGAAGGATGTACGTTCTGAGTTCGTAGGTTTTGCAAAGTTTGCATTTCTTGAAAGAAAAGCTGTTCTAGGATAAGCACTACGTCCTCCGTAGTAAGGGTCCACCAGACTAGGGAATATGTTGTCTAGACTTTTTGCGTTCCCTGATGCTACGTTTGCTATGTTCTTTACTTGATTTAGCCCTGGACTTCTCATGATTCTGTCTTGTGTATCTAAGTCAGAGTCCGGTGTGATTCGTGTTGACATGTTTCTAATTAATGGGTTAATCTTTCTAACCAATTGATCAGGTATTCCTGTTTGTTTTTGCATACCTGTAAAGGTTAATGCGTCTGCAAATGTGAATCCTGTTTGTAAAGCATAATTACCAATAGGGATATTCCCTCGTGACATTTGATATTGTGCGTAATCATTGTCGTCTATTTCGTCTCCCCAAGCGAGAAGCATTGCTTTAGAAAGAGTTCTTGCAGTTACTGCATCTTGGTAAAACGCTTCGTTCCAAAACTCAATACTTCGGATTGGATAAGATACGAATGGAATAACCATCTCAGCCCATACTTCTGCTTGTGTTTTGTTTGCGTAGTTGAAGTGGGTCTTGAGTATTTTGTTCAACGATTCATTGACTGTGAGTCCTTTACGTATATCATTGATGTGTAATCCTAGACGTCCTACAGTTTCTGACCAACCATTGATTTGTAAATTTGCTCCCCATGGTGTGTATTTTCCATATAGACCTTTTGTGTAGGCTTTCATAATTAAAGAGTCTTGTCCTTGGCCAATAATCCCTTGACGCATGTGCATCATCATTTGATGAGCCTCGCTTGCTGCTGCCGGTGTACTGACAAAGTCATCTACAAATTTTGTAATTTCTAAGTCTTCTAATTCTTTTGCACTGAATGTGTGCCCTTGTTTTGTTTTTGCTTCAATGAGTAAGTCTATCCAACTTATTGCATAGTCTTTTTTCCTTGCGGAATAACTTACTAATTCTGCTGCTTCATTATAATATTTTGTATAAGTGTTGTGCCAACGCATAGCAACAAATGTATCATACCATACTGACACAGGAGCAAGTACTCCTCCTTCTGCCGCAACTACATTCTTTAAGTTAATATCAAAGAAGTTGTTTGTGAAGAAATTGACTGTTGTAAGTGAGAATACTTTTAATGGCATAATTAAGCCTTTATGTATTGCTTTTGCTAGAGGGTTACTCAGTTGATATTTTTGTTTTGTTACACGTTCTAATTCATGGATGCTGTGTTGGTCTAGTACACCCATAGGTAACATCTCTGTATGTGCGCCTATTCCCCAATCACTTACGTCTGCACGTTTTAGAGCAATGTCTAAAGCGTCTGTTTTTGAGTTTGCACGGAGTAGGTTGTCTAGTTCCATGATATGTTCTACTTTTGGGTTGTGTACTCTACGCACTGCGTACCCTGATTTTACTCCTTCGTCTTTCACAAGCATTACAACATCATGACCTGCTTTTCTTATATACTTTAAGAATTCTTTTGCTCCTTCTCTTCCTTCGCCATACTGTGTACGTATGTGTCTGTAACTGTCACTGAAAGATTTTTGGATATTGTCAATTGTTTGTGCTTTAGTGTATTTGAATACTTCACTCTCTTTGATGACCCCTGTTTCATACCCTTTAGATAAGGCTTCATAATATTTTTGATCATAAGACCCTGTTAAGTAATCATAATAAGTGGCATAGATTCTTTTTTCAAATTCTATATAAGCGTCTGGATCAACCATTTCGCCACCTTGTTTTGTTTTTAAGTATCCTTTATAAGGGTCTCCTCCCCATTCTCGAATTGGTGCAAACTTTTCATTTAGTTCTTTAAAGTAAGGGTCGTCTACGGCTAATAAGTTTCTCATAATGTCTGCTTTGATATTACGTCCTTTTGTATTAGCACGATTGCTATATGCAAAGCGCATGATGTCTTCAGGGTCTCCTAAGTTTTCTAATAAGCGATGCATGATTTTTAGTTCAGGACGATTGTCTTGGTAAGGTATCGCATCTTCGACTGTCTTTGTAATATCATCACTAAATAACATATTCATTAAACGTGTTATTGATCTTTGTGTTCGGCTGTAGTCTGTTAAGCGTAAAACACTTGCACTACCTTTACGTGCCAAGTCTCCAATATTCACTATGTCTGCGAAGTACTCCGGATTCTCTACACCAATTTCTTTTGGTAAGCTTCCTTTTTTCAATCCTTCTTGGATTCCTCGGATATAGGCTTTCCATTCTCCTACTTGTACAGGGTTGAGTTCTGATGCAGCATTTTTGTACTTGATATCTCTTAATGGTTTACGGATATTTTCCATTGCGCCATGAATGATTTCTGACAACTCTTGGTAAATGATACTTGCTTTTTGTTGTGCAGCATAATCCATAGTATTCGTTTCAAAGAATGCTGTAGGGTCTAAGATAGACTGTTTCATTACTTCGTATAACCTGTTCGTATACTTTGTTGTAGGGTTGAGCATTATTGCTTCTTCAGGGAATCCTCTATCCTTTAGACTACGTATTCTACGCTGTATGTAGGTGTAGAACTCTTGTAGGGCACTGTTCGATAAATGGTCTTCGTCAAACTTACTGATCATTTTGTTCGCTTCAGTACCCTTCATGATTTTTATAAAGTCTGTAAATGATTCAAATTCTGAAAACTCAGATACATTTCCTTTTAATAATTGTTGTCTGTGGTTTCTTATTTTTTTGTTTAACACTTTATCAACGTTGTACATTAAATCGTACATATCGTGATAAATAATCCTTGATCCTAAAGGCCCTTTAAAATAAGCTTTATTGCTATCCAAAGTTTCTTTAGTGCGCAAGATTTCGAATATTCTTTCTTGGGTTTTTGTGTAGTCATTTGTCGCCTCCATATTTTCTATTAATTTTGTTAGTGGGTCTTCTTTGAAGTTTGCTTTAAATGAACGTACAAGACCTTTACCTTTTATCTTAGGGTCCACACTGTGTTTAATAATTCCATCGTGTTGCGCTTGGATTAATTTTTGGTACATATATTCCCTAAAGAAAGCAGACATACGTTGATCGGCTGAGCTGCCTTCTATTCCTTCTTGTAAGACCGCATTTTGTATACGGTGGTATTCTTCGTTTTTTGTAAATTCGTTGAGGATGCTTATGTGATTCTTCATAGCGGAGTCTTGTAACACTGCAACTTCATTACCATATTGATAAGATAATTGTTCTGCATAATGTTCTGATTGTTTCTTTGTCAATCCATTAGGCCCTAATATTTTTTCGTCGATAGTCGTACGTAAATCTTCTAATAAGCGTAATGAGTCTTCTTCTAAAGAATATGTATCATCTAATGCAGAAAGACCTAGACTGTCTAATTTTGCATGTACACGTCCTAGAAGTCCTTCTACTCTTGTAGCTTCTTGATGTAAAGACTGTAGGCTAAGTATTTGTCTTTCACGCATCGCAGTAATATCTCCTTCACGAACAATGCGAATTGTTTTGTTTAGTTGTTTACGTAAGTCTTCACGGAACTCTAATAATTCACTGATATCTTCTACTAGTATATCAATATCGGTTCGCGCGTTAATGATACCCTTTTCGAGAAGGTCGTTGTATACTTCATCAACACGGTAATAGTCTTCAACCTTTTGGCGTATAGTTTGACTTGTTCCATCTAAGTCAGGGATATCAATGTATTTTTCATAGGCTACACTATCACCTAACTCATCTGCGATATCCTGCATCATATCAATAATATCTTCGCTATACCCTTCACGTCCTGCAATGTTAAGCTCTTCTAAATCTTTTGCATTTAGGTAATTCTTAGCCATACTATACTGTCCTTCAGTGGCTGCCATTTCTGCTATGTCATCTACGCCTGAGTCTGCTCCATAGAGTAATCTGTAAGTTATTTCTGCATCATATGCAGCATTGTGGAAGTAGGACTTGCCATCTGGACGTGCGTTTGTTTTTACACCTTGTGCTAATTTGTTTAGTATTGTATCATCATAAGCTCGTTGAGCAATATCTTTTAATCCGCTTTTACCACCTTTTGAATTGATGCGGAAAATTGGTAAAGTATCAAATATGTATTTATCTTTGATCCCTAATTTGAAAAGCATGTTCGCATCATGTTTTGCATTTTGTGCAATAACGACATCAATATCTTTTAAAAGTTCTTGCACTTTTCCGCTTACGATATCAAATTCTTCTGCAACATCTTCATAATGCATAGGGTCAATCCCTGTAAATTCAAAGAAGTAATCTCCGTGATTGTATTTCTTTTTTACTTTAGCAAAAAATTCATGACGTTCTACCTTAATTGTTCCGTCAGGTAATTTACGTCTTACGACTAAAGCTATTTGTGTAGGGTGTTTAACATTAGGATCGGGGTCCGGCATATCTTCCATGTCTAGTGTTGCAGTATTGTAATCATAAAGATCGCCCTCTAAAGTTTTGTTTGAGTATTTCCCATCACTATCTAAGTAAGTCATAATAGATGGCGGTTCTTCTACTTTGTGTCTATAGAACCCTCCTACGTATGTGTTTGTTGTGTATTCATCAATGTTGTTGTGCATCGTGTTAAATATTCCTTCTTTAGAGAAAGGGCCACGTTGTCCTTCTAGTTGACTGCTGACCTCGTGAATCTTTTTCCCATCTACCATTTCTGTAGTAATGTTTAGGCTTAATGCGTTTTGGTCTTTTTTAAGAAGCGTAAATACTTCTTCAAATTGTTCTGTAACATACAGGTCTCTAAAAGTTTCGATTTCACGCATCATGTCTTCTGTACCTTTATATTTGTTCAAGATAATTTCACGTGCTTTAGCTTCTCTTGGTGTTGTCATATCTTCTATAGTTTTTAAACGTTCAGCGAGTTCGTCTAAACTTTTGTTGTATTTTTGTACTCGTTTAAAACGACGCAATAATTCAGGACTGAACTCTGCGATAATATCTTCAGGGATATGTTTATGTAAATCTAAAGTGTAAAAGTCTTCTTGAAAGATTGGGCGTAAAATACGTCTAGCAAAAGCTTCGATTGCTTCAGCAGTATGCATTCCTCCGAGGCTTGCTTGTTTTTTCATATTGTCAATAACGTTAAACATTTGCCTTATTTCAAACTTGTATAATATACCTTTAGTTAAAGGGACATCATCATTAATGAAGATCGATGCATTGATAAAGTCTTCAGGGCTACTGTCCTTACTCATAAGAATACGTTCGATTTCTTTTTTTGGGTCATCTTGCATACTGTATAGTTTTACTTTACGGAAAAGTTCTCTTGTTTCTTTTGTATGCAATCTCTTATATAGTAATTCTTGGTCTTGTATTTGACGATATAGTTGCGTGTGTTCATTTGCAATTTTGTAAAATGTCGTATGTACTTGTTCGTTTACTTTTTCTAAGAAACGGTACAAAGTTAAATCAGTGATTTCTACATCGATATCTTTTGCTCCAGCATATTCTTCAAATGAACGGCGTAACTTATTAATAATGTCTTCCATTTTCCCAAAGTCTTGACGTTCTGTTTGAATTGCTTTGATGATATCATCTATTGCTAATCGATGCTGTATGTAGTTTTGTCCTTCTAACTGATCAAGGTGTTTTGTAATTTTAGTATTTTTTATACGACGTTTAACTTTTGTAAAACTTTGCCCAAGTCCTACTGTACGTAATTCTGTGATCAAATTATTGACAGTATTGTGTACACTAATAATGAGTTGTTCGATTTCAGAAGGAGTTCCAGCATTTTTATAAGCAACGTTTCCTAAAGAATCTATAGGTCTTATGTGGTGCTTGTAACCTAAGTTTCTTAATACGTTTTTCCCTACACGTAAATTGGCTATAACTTGAGCAAACATGTTTCCGTTGTGTAAATCTTTTACATAGTACAACATATCTTGTGTAGACATACTTGCAACAAGTTCCGTGTTTAATCCTTCAAATAGTTTCCCCCATATACCTTTATCTGTTTTATTATAAGTTTCTTTTGCTTCTGCAATAGCAGCTTTCCCAACATCTGTCATGTCATCTGCGTAACGTACTTCGCGTTCTAGTATAGTTTTATACGCTGTGAATGCATCTTCAAAAACTTTGTACTCTTCCATTTGACTAGCGTTTAAACCATCAGGTCCTTTATTCAGTAATGTCATAAGGAATTGTCCTGCTGCTTTCTTATCTCCCATAATTCCTTCAGTATAGTCTAAGTACAGTCTGCTTGCACTCTTGTAGTTCATGTATATAATATCTTCTGCTTGATTACGTCCTGCTATATATTTCCCTGTGCGAATTTTTTCAAAGAAATTAATATTTTGTTGTAAAGTTTTAAATATTTTTGCACTAGGAGCACTTTCAGTAAACTTTTTACTCATAAAGTCTTTCATAAAATTGGCCAATGCATTTTTTGCGTTTTCTTCTTTTTTGATTTCTTCTGTAAGTTCTTTAATTACCTTTTCATTTTTTGTGTATTCTTTCCCCTTGTTTATCTTTTGTGCTTCAAAACTTTCTTTAAGTTTCTTTGCATCATTCAAACGAGACTCCAATCCTTCTATCGTTAAGTCCCCTTGTTTAGTGTAAAATATCTCGATATCTTTTGCCGCTTGGAGGATGATATCTTCTGTGTACATATTCCCCTTCAATGCTTCTTTTAAAATTTTTGTATGTAGATCATCATACAGTTTTCTTTGCATTGTAATATCGTAGTCTAGTCCTTCAAAACGGTTATTGAGATTGTCTATTAAGCGAATAGCGTCTTTGTATTCTTCTATCATTTCTTTACGCCCATCAGCAGCAATGAAACGTTTAAGGTCTTCTATTCTTTTGAAACGTTTGTGGATTTCTTTTAAACGTGCTTCATTGTTTTTGATGAATTTATAATAGTCTTCGATGTATGTATCTGCAAGCGCACGAAAAGCACGGTAAGTATTTTCATTACCGGGGCGTTTTAAAAAGGCAATAAGAAAGTCCGCTTGTTGAGTATTCGTTGTAAGGACTTCCAAAACATCTAGAATTTGTTTAGCGAAATTGTATTCGCGTTCTAAATTCTTTTTTAAAGACATTGCTTTACTTAAAACTTCAGAACCTTTTTTCTCTGTTTCGTCTAAACGTTTTAGATGTTCTCCTGCTTCACGTATTTCAGTAGTATATTTTTTCAACCCCTCTTCGTTTGCACGAGATAAGAGACGTTTTGTTGCAGCAGTATCTCCATACTTTTTAATGTGTGCGTTGATACCTGCAATAGTTTGTTGTACTTGTTTCTCAAGACCTTCAGTCTGGTTACTCTTTAAAAGAGCATCTTCGTATGCACGTTGTTCTTGTAACAGCTTAACATACTCTTCGGTTTCTTTGTTGAAGTCTTCTCCTGCATCCATACGTCGATTGAAGTTATCTAATAAATTTGTACGTTCTGCTTCCATTTGACTAAGGGATTTTTCAAAACTATAAATTTCTTGATTTGCTGTTTGTACTTGTTTAGAATTTTGTACGTTAAGTTCACGTGTACGGTATTCTCTTAATAAAGATTCGCGTTCTTGTACTTTACCAAATCGATAATTTCTAAGGCTTTGTCCTTCTTCAATCTTTAAATCTTTACGCATTTGTGCTATACGTTTTGTGTGTCTATCGATTTCTTTTGCACGAGCGTTAGGGATATTGATATAATCCTCATATATTTTTAACTGTTCTTGTAGTCGCTCTCTACGTTTGAGGATGTCATAAATAAGCTCATTATGTTTAAAGGCTTCGTATCTATCTTTAAGAAAAGCAAGATCTTTCTTTGGCTCTTTAAGAGCTTTTTCTATAAGTTCTTTTTTCTTTTCCATACTCTTAGGCACTTTACGTTTTTTCCATTTTTTCATTTGTTCATGATGTTCTTTTAGTGCTCTTTCATACTCATCGACAGTTTCTTGTGTTTGGTCTATTGCGTTGCGATAATATTTTGCCGTAACCGCATCATCAGGATTATACTCTGCACCATTATAGTATTCTAGCTCATCATTTGCTTCAGCTAATTGTTGTTTTATTTTATCTATATTATGCTTAGGGTTTGTGTTTTCTAAACGTAATTTATCTATACTTAGCTCGTACTCTAATGTGTGTATTCGTTCTGACGCTAAAAGGTCCGCCGCATAAGAACGATCAAAAACTTCTAAACCAGTTGTATAATTTCCTCGTTGTGCTCCAATGTCTTGGATTCTAATATCATACAATTCTTCTAACTCTGCGATCGTACGTTTATTTTTTTCTATCTCACGAGCCTTTTGGATTTGTAGGTCTTCAATTCTCTTCAATTCTGATTCACTAGGTGCTTCTGCTTTTTTTAAAGCGTCTTGTAAGTTAATTATCTCTTTCTCTTTAGCAGCGATACTTTCTCTTTGATGCCCAATACGGCTGTACGTTTGTCTTATTTCAAGACGGACTTCAGGATCATATTTGTTTATATCAAAATTGACTAGACGACTTTTTAAATTCGCTAATCGTTTTTCTTTTTCAGCAATAGCAACTTCCATACCTTTACGGTAACTTGCGTGTTTTACACTCTCTAAACTTGCTTTTGTTTTTTCTAACTCTTCAAGTTCGTCTAAACGTTCAATAAGGTTTTCCATTTTTGTAACACGTAAATCGAGACTTTCTTTTTCCAACTCATGATGGTCTTTTAAAACACGGATGATGTCGTCTCTTGCAACGATGCTTCTTTCTAAAGCGTCTTTTGTTTCAGATATACGTGCTTCTATTTCGATTTCTTCTTGTACTAAATCTAGATTAGAATGTTCTTTTGTCATTTTTGCTTTTTTATCTGCAATACGTTTTAATTCTTTTTCATACGTTTTGATATCTTTCTTTGCTTTTGTAACACGTGCAACACTTTCTTTTTGTTTAATAAGAACTTCTACTTCACGGTACGATATAAACGCTTCATCAAACTCTTCTCCTGTCATAACTCCTGAGTTTTTATAAGCGTCTAAGTTTCTTCCTAAATTCTTTTGAATCTTTTCGAGTTCATCTAAAGTGTACTCTTCAAAGCGTCTGTCTGATTGCCCTCTATAAGCTTGCATTGCTTTTTCAGATTCATTAAGAGTATTACGAAAATTGTTCCTAGAGACTCCTCGTGAGTAACGTATTACTTTACGTCCTACAACGAAAGGTACTCCTACAGGGCTGACTTTTAACATGCTTCTTATAAACTTATCTTCAGCGCGATCAAATCCCCACGCTAAACGATAACCTAAATTACCTTTGTGTGTAGTGTATACTCGTTGCCACATGTTATCTATTTGACTGGTTCTCATATGTGTTACACTTTTGTTTCGGATAAGTTCTGTCATTGAATCACGAAACGCTTTTTCGTCTCCTCGTTTGGCATATCGTGTTAAACGATCTAACCTTTTGCGAATACCTGTTAAACGTAAGGCGTCAATTTTAGTACTCTTTGTAGCAGACTCTCTTGCAAGTAAACCAAGACCAATATCAACAATCTCATCGTTTTGATAAAGTTCTTTTAAGATTGCTTTATTGTCTACTACAGCTTCTTTACCTAATTTAATACTCTGTTTAAATGCTGTTTTTGTAGCGCTACTTGCTGCTCCTTCAATAAGTCCTGCGATATTAATAAGGGCACCTGGGTCAGTAAGAATTTCTATTGCAAAATTGTTTATGAAGTTATCTTTTATACCCCCACTTGTATTGGCAATGATGCGCTCAGAGTCTACACTGAAACGTCCATAATCTCCTGTACCAAAAGCGTCTCCTAAAACTTCAAAATAATTTGTTCCTTCTTGTGCTGAAATAATCCCACTTTTTAGAAAGTAAGAAGGTATATCAAAAGTACCTGCAACAAATTCAAGCCACGTCTTAAACATATTCCCTGGATCGGTAACATTATAAGCTCTTTTACCTAAGTCCATAGCCGCAGCAAAAGTGGTGGAGATTGGATCATCTACACCGTATTCACGTTTGATTTTATCTCGTGCTGCTTTGTTTAAAAATATGTCAGTTAAACTACGTATCTTTTTACGGTCCTCTAACTCTTGTTGCGCATTTTGTCTGTTCTCATTAATCTTGCGTTGTAAGTTATATCCTCCAGCAGTAGGGGGAGCCATACTAGGTACTCCCGGTCTACTTCTAAAGTTTACATCTGAAGGTCTAATGATAGGTGCTTTGAGCATAATTTACCTCCTGTTATGTTGGCATACCGCCTGCTAATCCTGATCTTTGTGCTTGGGTTATATTACTAGGCTCACGTTTTTTGTCTTCTTTAGGTTTTAAATATTCCTCAAGTCTTTTCAATTCTTCTTTTTCTAAGCCCATACCGTTGTATTTACGTGATAATAATTCAAGCACTTCAGGCGGTGCATCAGGGAAGATACTTTGCATTTGCATTGGTGTAGATGCTGCATACATCTGTCCTTCAATTGCTGCTTTATCCAATGTATTTTGGTTCAACTGTTGCATCATAAATTGACGATTAGTTGCTTCTTGTCCTGCAAATTGTGCTTCAGCCTGCATACGTTCTTGTGCATATTCTTGAGCAATTTGCTGTGCACCTATTTGTCCGGTTTGTAAATTCTGCATTTCAAGTGCGGCAAGACCTGATGTCGTCATACCTGAACGTAACGCTTGTGTTCTACGTTGTTTAATACTTTGTTCGTTCTGTAACTGCATGCGTCCTAAGATATCATACAGTCCGCCTTGTGCATTGTTGATGGCACCCATTGTACCTGCACGTTGTTCCTGTGTGGCTATATCACCCCACTTCAGGGCTTCCTGTATCAGCTCGTGGTTCTGGTTCGTCGGTATGTTCGATGTGATTTTGTTGTCTGCCATCTTTAGCACCTCCTTGCTTTTTTGTACTATCTACTAAATACTGTAAGAAACGTTCCCATAAACCTGCGCGCATATGTGTATCATGTACCCAAGTTTTCTTCAGCCATGTAGGAGCATAATTCCCTGCACTCCAATGTTGCATAAGAAGTAGAAGGGTCTTGATTCCTATGTTGAAGAGGGTTTCTAGAATATCTGCATCTTGACGAGTTAAGATCGATCCAATAATAAACCCCACAAAGACTGTTGGAATAGTCATCCCTGCTAAATTATCTTGGATAGCGGTTCTTGTTTTACTAGCAGGGTCTTGTTGTTCTGATTTATTTTTCGTATTTACTCCACTCATCATAAATGAAATGGAAATAGGAATAAACTTTACATCTAAGTACTCTTCGTTTTCTTTAATAAATTTATCATTAAGCTCTTCTTTTAATTCTTCAATACGTTTCAGTCTAGGGTGTTCTTTACTATCGAAGTCTATGTTATTTGCATAAATTTTTAATTCATCAAGTTTCAATTTACCAATTTGTTTTTGTAATTCTCTTTGCTTAACTTCCTTATACTTTTCCACACGTCTACTTACGTTTTCAATAACAATAAACTTCGCAACTGTAGATTGTTTATAAGTGTTTGGATAGGTTTCTAATGTCCTATCTAAGGTACGTGGTTCTGCAAAGTCATCACTCTCTCGCATCAATTCCCTAGAGTATTCAATCAATCGGAAAGAAAAGATGAATATCCCTAAGGCTAACACTGTCCCTACTTCCATTAAATAAGAAGGGTAGAGGAATCGCTGTGGTTCAAAGCGGAAATTAAATAAGTCTGTAAGACCTAAAACCATTACCGCAATGACCCAGATAATAATCCTTAGCACTATCTGCCAAGGGACTTTATCTTTTAACCAATTTATGAACATTATTTAGCACGCTCCTTTTTATACAAGTCAGCGTAATACTGTTCATACCCTTTGGCTACACTCGCAGCAATCTGCATTCCTGAAATAATCATGATGTGCTCGTAAGCGTTATTTACACCCATATGAATAATCGAGATAACAGCCATAATGATAATCCAAGGTAGGAAAGAAAACAGACTTGTTGCTATTGCTTTCTGTCCTAGATCAGGATTATCTGCTGCCAATGTCTTCTCACGAAAGTCTTTAATAAGGACAATACTAATCCAAACAGGGATAACCAATACAATTGTTTTAATTCCTTCAGTATGGATTCCTGTTTGAAAAATGTTCGCCACCCATAGGAGGTATAGGGCAGGACCACCTTGACCAATCAAACGTTTGGTAATGTAAGACATACGTCTTTTCGTTTTTGTTTTAAACCTTTTCTTTTTGGTCTCTTGCGTTTCCATATTATACCTCCTGAGTTGCGTTTTCCGTATCTAAACTTTCCTCTTCTTGTGTTGTTGCTTCTTTAACCATATCTTCTAATTGTTGAAGTGCTGTTACACGTTTTTCTGAAGCCATTGTTTCTGCTGTTTCAACAAACTCTTTTACTGCTTGTTTGGTTTCTTCAGTTGCGTCTTCTAAGAATTCTGTAGGATCAACCTTGCGTCCTTCTCGAATACCTGCTAAGACTTCAGTAAGGTAGTCTTTCGCATGTTGTGTCAGTTTAGAATTCTTAAACGCAATACCAAACGCATCACGTAAAGTCAATAAGTCTTGTTTTAAATTCAAGTTGATTCCAACAGCCTTATCTAGTTTGGCTTCTAAACGACCAACTAAAGCAACTACATCGTTGAACTGTTTGTTGATAAAATTCGCTTTTGCTAATCGTGGTGCAATATATTTAAAGTAGAATATTAACAGCCCAGGAACACCGATCATTCCCATAATTCCTCCGACTGCTTGTAGCATATCGCTACTTTCTAGTACAGCGTGAATCGGGTCCCAAAAGTTTGCCCACACTTCTCCTAGGCTTGTTGCTAAAAACATCATAGGATTTCACCTCTTTCTTCTAGTTCCTGAATCGCTTTCATAATCACAAGAACTTGTTGTTTTACCTCCGCTATTTGGAGCATCATCTTTTTGAAAGCAGCAGGGTATTGTTCCTCAATATTATCACCAAAGAGAAATGCTTTGCGCAAATTGATTGGATCCATCGGATATTCCACCAAATTTCCCGTCTCCTTGGTTTTTACGCTCACCTTGACATCTAGTTTCGGTTTCAGCAATTCTGCTAAAGGAATCCAAAATTCGCGGGTTACTGAGCGTGATGGGAGATCGTTTACTTTAACGATGAGGGTTTGTTTACTGAAATCAAGTTTAGGGACGTTCACAAAAACTTTGATGTCCCCATAAGGGTAATACCCATCTCCCACTAAATAAGACATGTTATTTTTAATAATAAGTTCCATATCGTTCCTCCTAACTTAAGTATTTAAGCATTTGATCTTTGATCTCTTTACGATCTTTCTTTTTGTCTCCTGATGACAAACGAATATCTATGTGAACAATTTTTTGATTCTTAACAATGATGATTGCAGGATAATGCTTAATTTTTAATTCAAGAGCATAATCAATATTTTCTTTTACAGACATATCGATGTGCTCTACTTGAATCTCTAATTCATTAAATACTTGTTCGTAAATAGGACTTATTTCTTTACAAGCAGGACAAAGCTCTGTACTAAAGAAAACTACAAAATCACTGCTTTCAATTCCTGACCCTTCGCGAGGATCGTAGGTTTTTCCAATTAAATATTCACGTGCTTCTTTTAATGTCTTTTCCTGTGGATTATTTTGTGGTGCTTGTTCACCACTTCCAAATTCGTCCAATCCTTTTAACAAGTTTAAAGACTTTTCAATATTATCCACTAAAACACCATATTCTTTTTTCGTCATTAAAGTTCGTCCCAATGTTGTGGTTGTTGCTTTATTAATGTTTGAAACCAATTGATCTGCTAATTTACCTAATTCTAATTTCATCATAACCTCCTGAGTTATATTTAATATATTTCTGTTGCTTCACAAACTTTTGTTCTTTGTTCTACGATATAAGTACACTCTGATGTTTCAACTTCCCATTGAGGGACTGCTTCACTTTCAGTCTGTACACAATCGTAATACTTGCGCTGATATCTTATTTCGTCTGATAATTCTTGACATTCGTAATTGTTTTTCTGCCATTGTGTCTTATCTTTTTCTACACAATCATAATACTTGCGACGATATTCCGTTCCGTATGATCCGTCACAAAGATAATTTACTTGACGGTATTCTGTAGAATAAGAACCTACGCAATCATAATATTTTCTTCTGTATTCCGTATCATAGCTTTTTACGCAATCATAATAATTTTTCTTGTATTGAGTTGAATAGGATCCTACACAATCATAATATTTTTTACGATACTGTGTTTGTGAACTCGCTTGTACACAACTGTAGGTACGCTTAGTGTAACGCGTCTCACTAACCCAAGTATACCCATTTACCATACAGTCAAACTCATTGTTGTATTTTGAACTTGTACAATACTCGTCGGTGTATGGCGAACAAGTAATAACTGTGTTTCCAATATCAGTACAATTAATACAATGACCGCTCGAACTACACGAACTAACATCGGTTGTACTTTGTAAAGAAGTATTTACTGTAGCACAAACTGATCGTGTTTCTACTGAATAATCTGAACTGTTTAAATTAGTATTACATGAGCACGTTCCTAATGATCCTGAAGTATAAGACGTTGTCCATGAAGTTGTGTGGCTGTACTGCCAAGATGCACTCGAACATACGGATCGTGTTGAGACGCTATAATCTCTACTTCCCGTTGTACACGAACAGGTTCCTAATGACCCTGAATAAGTTGTACTACTCCATGAAGTTGAATAATCAAATACCCAAGAAGCACTATCACATACCGATTGAGTCTGTCTAATATAATCCGTTTCGTTTAAATTTGAAGTACAAGAACAGGTTCCTAATGAATGAGCCGCAATATAAGATGTAGTCCACGAACTTACATGGCTATAATCCCACGACGCACTATCGCATACTTGTTGTGTTTCAACATCATAATTACTTTGTTCTAACTGAGATGTACAAGAACAAGTACCTTTGCTATTTGACATCGCTGACGATTGCCAAGTTCCATAACTCGAGAATACCCACGATGCTGAAGTACATACTTGTTGTGTTTCAATATCATAAACGTCAGTAACGTTTGTATTCTCCGTACAAGAACATTCCATTGTATCGTTCCAAGTAGGGGATTCTGCATTGGTTGACCATGTACCATAATTTGTAAACTCCCAAGCCATTTGCGTACTATCGCACACTTCTCTAGTGGATACTTCATATTCTATCAAATCAAAATTCTCGGGATGACTACAATCACAAGTCGAAGTTTTATTTGCTGTATACTGACTGTCGCTCCAAGCACTGTCTGAAATGTGTACCCAATCTGCACTTGTACAAAATACGTCACTTACAACATCATAATTCTCTTGTCCTAACTGTGAAGTACAAGAACAAGTTCCTTTCGAATGAGGTCCATCAGGCGTTGCCGACCATACTGTATCTCGATCGTGTTGCCATTCAGCACTAACACAATCAATTCGGTCTGCTAATTGAGTACAGTCTGACACCCATGTCGTACCGTGATCTGAAGTACTAGAGCAAGCACCGGATGTTGTGTTACAACTCTCTTCAACAGCAGTACTGACCGAAACATTTTGTGTCGTTTGACATTCAATATATTCATTCCCAACATCTGCTTCTTGTGCACAGGGTGGAGTTGCTACAGAACAAGCACTGACAGAAGCCCAACTATTGAAACTTCCATAGGCATATTCAAATGTAGGATAAATTTGATTGTCACCTTCGTGAATATACGCTATCTCAACATCGCCTATAGCAACGTGGATAAACGGTTCATCGCCTTGTCGAATAGGCATACAATCAACCTCCTAACTTGTCGTATTTATGATTTCATCGATTTTTTGTCTCACTTCATTTGCTGAAGGAATTTCTGCGACTTCATAATTGAAACTTTGCGTCATTCCTAAAAATGGTTCTGCTTGTAGACTTTCTTCAGTCAATGGTGTATCTTTGCGATAAGCAAACTTTTTACCATCTTCTGTGTAATGTACGTATATAGTCATATTCTATCCCACCCAACTAAAGTATATTGTGTCGGTTGGTCGTCCGGTACCCATTGCATCGTAATCGGATTTTGCACCAACCCATATTTTCTTGTTACCTGAAGTTCTTTGATCGATTAGACCTTTGACATATTTATCTGAATCCGCTATGTTGTCAACGTTGCCGAGACCAACATCAGCCTTAATATGAGTATGAGCTAAGTTAACTGTTAAGTCACTAAGACCTTGTCTTGTAACTGTTAAAGTTCCGTCTCCGTCACCGCTTAGTCCAGTTACGTAGTTGTTGGTAAAACTTGTTATGTAGCCTGCATCATTCGTAAAGTGACTTACATTTGTTGGTTTATCTGTTACTTCATTATATTTAGGCAGATGCCCTTCTGAAAATACTCTGTTAGAACCTTCATATAATGTCTTTGCGTAAACTTTGTTTTTAAATACTTTAACCCCATTATCATAATTCATTGTAGTTACATTAGTTGCATCAGATGTGTCTATTCTTAATAATGTATAACTTTTTTCTGTTGGTCTAATATAACCACTAAAATAAGTTTGAGTATTTGAATAAGTTGACCCAGTGTATCTAAGCGCAACATAGTCGGAACCGTTATAAGTACAACTAACAACTTCCCAATTTTCACTACCATAAGTCCCTACCGCTTCTTCTAATGTTAGGCTATAAGCGCTTGAACTTGCAGCACTTGAATATCCTACCTCGACGATTCTTAAACCATAAGCACCAGAGCTTCTTTGACCATATAGCGTTCCTATTACTTCATTATTACCCTGTCCCAAAGGACAAAGAAGTAATAACATATCTGAACCACCCAGGCTTACTGTTTTTTGTATTAAGTGATAGTTTCCTACTTTCTCTACTAGGTTACTAATATCTTGATGGTCTGTTAAATACTCACTATGAGTATGTGAGGCCGGTGTGAACGTTGCAGGGATACCATCAAGATGATCCCAATGAGCCCTGACATATACCAGGGCATCATCGAAATCTCCTAAATCTG